TTTGTTGGGCAACTTTGTAATTACCACCTGCTTCTTTTAATCCAAGTTTTGATAATACTTGTCTTACGCTAGTAGATGTTTTTACTGCTTCAATAAATTGATTATCAGTGTAAGTTCTGGGTTTTCCCATAATAGTAACGGCAAACTCTATTATTATTTATAAAATTTGCCTTTTAAGTGCGAGTAGGGAGACTTGAACTCCCACGGGCAATGCCCAACAGATTTTCTTACCACTATAGTTTTCACTACCCTTTCGGTTTGTGGTCTGGACTATACCTTCACCATACCTTTCGGTTTAGGTGTTCCCCGTCTAGTCTCTACACCTTCAAGATTTCTCTTGCTTGGCTCGGTATTGCCATTTTACAGGTTTCACCGAATTTGAGGAATTACACTCATAAAGTTTCCTAAATGAGGCTCAATTTTCATAAGTCTGGTGTGTCTACCGATTCCACCATACTCGCTTGTGAGACTATTATAACTCAAAGAATCATAATAGTCAAGTGCTCCTTGTCGGGATCGAACCGACCTTAGCCGAATTATGAGTTCGGTGCTTTCAACCAGAGAGCTAAAGGAGCATTCTCTATTCGCAAATAACGAATAGCAAATAGTCGCCCAGGGTATCGAACCCTGCCAAAGGCCCTAATCTGGGGCAAAGGACTTATAAGATCCCTCTGAACACCTGTTCTGACGACCATAAAAAACTCAGAATACTACTGAGCTTCGTTATTCTCCTCGGTGTGTATTCGTATAAGGTCGTCATCTGCGGGCATCATCACTGCTGCCTGCCCGTTTTCGTTGACGATACCTAAATGTTCTCCATTTTCAACTCTTTCCACAAGTTCGTCGAATCTTTCTTGAAACTCTTCCACTGTAAAAACTTCCATTTCTTAAAAGGGATTACTGTATGCAAGGCAATCTTCACTTACCCGAGTGCGAACTACTTCCAGTACGCTCATAAACTGGTCAACAGTCTCACATTCTACAACTTGTTCTTTACCTTCACTCGAATAAAGATAGAACTTTCGTGCAAGAGTATCGACAACGCAACGACTCAAGAACTCTTCGGTTTGCATTCGGTCTTTGATTGATTACCTGAATATTATATGACGCTTAGGGGAATCTGTCAAGGGGGATGTGCCAGTTGATCAAGTGTAACATTAAATACTAAAGTAAAAATAAGCATTAGCGCCATATGTGCTCGCAAAAAGTCCATTTCCACCATTTATAGAACCATCTGTTGTGTATTGCACTTGTCCAGAATTAGAAAGTGATGCTGGATTAAATGGAGATGTTGTATAATATTGATTACTTACATTACCCGAAACTCTAAAAATTCGATTACCATTAAATGACATGCTATAAAAATCAAAAAATAACTCAGATGCGCCATAAATTCCACTAACTCCAAGAAATCCAGTTCTGAAGATATAAAAAATATCATTCAGTATATTATAATTTGTTGTTGATAGTGGAGTAATATTGGTTGTTTGAATCACCCCATCGCCTGAAAAAGTTGTACCAGGATAAGTCACTGGAAATCTGATAGATTTTGTTCCGTTGGGGTCATTTAATACTTCAATACTATATGTGGTAGAAGATGCGCCGAGGAAAGTATAAGTATTTCCAGAAGTTGTACCTAATGAAAAATCCACAGAACTTTGAACTATTCCATCAACTAATGAATAACCACTAAAAAAAAACATCTGTTGAATAGTTGTCATGATAATCCTGCTCCAGAAATTACAAATGTATTAGGTGTAACGACACAAAGAACAGTACATACACCTCTTTGTGCCAATATTCTATCTGCATTTATTGAAGTTCCGGCAAGATACATTGTTACTCCTGATCGAGAAATTGTTTGTGATGATGCAGAATTATTATAGATTGTAATTGCATCACCTGCACTGAACACACCAGATGGAACAGTAACTCCACCTGTGGTGGTATTAATCAATTCTCCAACATCTTCTATTACAAGAGTATAACTAGCAGATTTCGCATTATTTGGAAGTTTTCTAATATTTCCACCTACATCTGCAACTATTGTTGATGTTAATGTTCCAGTTGATGGATTGTATGTGAGTTTACTTGATGATGTTCTAAAATCAGCACTAGATGAAGATGTTGAAATTGTTGGATAATAAGTTGAATTTGTACTGGTATCATCAGATAATAATGCAGTAGATTTTCCAACAGCAGAAGTAACCGCCCAGGTACGGTAATTGGAACCAGCAGAATAAGTTTGAGTACTATATCTTAAATAAACTCCATTATAATATTTTGCCGCTGCTGGAACTGTTGCGGATACCAATGTCCAAACATTAGAAGTATAACTTCCAACAGTAACAGTACCTAAAATATTCCAGATTGAATTGTCATAAGAATATTCCAAATATAGATCATCATAAGCAGTATCTCCCCATCCACCACCACCTCGGTTTACATAAAATTGAATAATATCGACTGCTGCAAGACAAATCTTAGATCTGTTGGTTATTCTTCTGGGAGATCCATACCATCCAGGATAAAGATCCGCTTCACCAAATACTACAATTGAAGTTGTGGATGGAACTTGAGTAGCTGAATTCATTCCAGATACTGATCCAACAGTAGTTAATCTTCCCCCAGATGTAGGAGTTGGAAGATCCACCGTATCTTGATTTAATAAATCAATTACACTAAAACTACTTGGACTATATGATTGATCAAATTCATTAATTGTTGTTACTATTGAAGTAACAGCCCAAGTACGATAAACATTTGCAGTACCATAAGAACCATTATTAAATCTTAAAAATACACCATTATAATACTTTGCCGCTGCAGGAATTACAACTTCTCTTAGTGCCCATACGTTACTGAATACCTCTGTATATCCATCATAACTAGCAACGCCTACAGTATAAAGTGTAGTCCAACCACTAGTCCCATTAATAGAATATTCCAAGTATAACGGATCGTATGCTATATCTCCCCATCCACCACCACCTCTATTTACATAGAAATATAAAGTTTTTAGTCCTGCAAGAAAAACCTTATTTTTAATAGTGACTGTTCTTGTAGAACTAATATATCCATTACCATCAAAAACTATAATTGGAGTTGTGGATGGAACTTGAGTAGCTACTGCCATTCCAGTTACTGATCCAACAGTCGTTAATCTGGTTCCTGGTTGAGGTGTTGGTAGATCAAAATTATTTGAAGATGATAAATCTAATAGTGCAAGAGAAGTAGATCCTCCAGATGAACCAGTAGATCCTGCTGCACCATCTAAATCAAATGTTATGGAAGTAACAGCCCAAGTACGATAAACACTTGCAGTACCATAATAACCATTATTAAATCTTAAAAAGACGCCATTATAATACTTTGCCGCAGCTGGAACTGTAATACTCAATAATGTCCATACATTACTATCTTGAATATCTCCATCATCAATCGTCCATAAAGTAGTCCAACTAGAACCGTCAATAGAATATTGTAAATATAAAGGATCGTATGCTATATCTCCCCATCCACCACCACCTTTATTCACATAGAAATAAACTTTACTTACTGATGTTAGAAAAACCTTATTCTTAGTAGTGACTGTTCTTGTTGAATTATTGTAACCATTACCATCAAAAACTATAATTGGAGTCGTGGATGGAACTTCAGTTCTTGAATTCATTCCAGATACTGATCCAACAGTCGTTAATCTGGTTCCTGGTTGAGGTGTTGGTAAATCAAAATTATTTGAAGATGATAAATCTAATAGTGCAAGAGAAGTAGATCCTCCGGATGATGCTCCTCCAGATGATCCTGGAATAGAAAAAGATGCTACTATGGAAGTAACAGCCCAAGTACGATAAACAGTTGCAGTACCATAAGAACCATTATTAAATCTTAAAAATACACCATTATAATACTTTGCCGCAGCTGGAACTGTAATACTCAATAATGTCCATACATTACTATCTTGAATATCTCCATCATCAATCGTCCATAAAGTAGTCCAACCACTAGTCCCATTAATAGAATATTCCAAGTATAAAGGATCGTATGCTATATCTCCCCATCCACCACCACCTTTATTCACATAGAAATAAATTTTATCTACAGTAACAAAATATACTTTATTTGGGGTGGTAACTGTTCTTGTACTACTATATATACCATTACCATCAAAAACTGCAATTGGAGTTGTGCCTGGAACTTCAGTTCTTGTATTCATTCCAGTTACTGATCCAACAGTCGTTAATCTGGTTCCAGAATTATTGGGATATGTTGGCAATATTGCTGTATTTGATGTTGATAAATCAAAAACTGCAAATGAGTTTGATCCACTACTTGATGAAGATCCGCCAGAAGCACCCAATTGATAAATTAGTGATGTAACTGCCCAAGTATCATTTCCAGAACTTGGAGATGTGGATTGGGCAAATCTTAAAAAGACGCCATTATAATATTGAGAACCTGTAAAATTACTAAGTATAATTTCTCGTTGTGTCCATACATTACTAGATAATACCGAATAATCTACAGAATCTATAGTAGTCCAACTAGAACCATTAATCGAATATTGTAAATTTATTGCATCAAAAGGAGTATCTCCCCATCCACCACCGCCTCGGTTTATATAATAAAATAACTTAGTTACTGATGTTAAATAAACTTTATTAATATTTGTTAAAGTTCTAGCACCAGTGCCGTCAAAAACTGCAATTGAAGTCGTGCCTGGAACTTGAGTATCTACATTTATTCCAGTTACTGATCCAACAGTTGTGAGTCTCGCACCTGCCCCTACAGTTAATGTTCCAGATACAGAAGTATCCATTAAAGCAAGACTTCCACCACTTCCACTAGTGGCGACTGAAGCAGAAGCACCTTGAAGTCCTTGGGTATTCTGAGTACCTTGAGCACCTGCTCCACCTTGAGCACCAGAACCGCCAGTAAATCCTTGAGCACCTTGACGACCTTGAGCACCTTGTGATCCTACACTACCTTGAGCGCCTGTAGAACCAGTTTGTCCAGATACTCCTTGAAGACCTTGGTTACCTTGAGCACCTTGACGACCTTGAGTACCTTGATCACCTACAGCACCTTGAGCACCCGAGAATCCACTAAGACCTTGAATACCTTGGCGACCTTGAGTACCTTGGAAACCTTGTGGCCCTTGAATACCTTGAGCGCCTTGATTTCCTGCAGTTCCTTGAATACCTTGAGCACCTTGATCTCCTTTAATACCCGCCTGTCCAGTCAATCCTTGAGTACCTTGATAACCTTGCGATCCTATAGATCCTTGAGTACCTTGATTTGCTCTTCCTTGAATACCTTGAGCTCCTTGGAACCCAGCAGATCCTTGAGCACCTTGTGAACCAACACCTTGCAATCCTTGAATACCTTGAATTCCTTGATTACCTTGATTACCTTGAGTACCTTGGAAATTACTCAAAAATCCTTGAAGACCTTGAATACCTTGATTACCTTGCGTACTTTGAATTCCTTGAGCACCTTGACCAACAAATTCACCAGAAAGTCCTTGAGCACCTTGAGTTCCTTGAGCACCTTGAGTTCCTTGAGCACCTTGTCCAACAAATAAACCAGAAACGCCTTGAATACCTTGACGACCTTGAGTACCTTGAGTACCTTGATCACCCACAGTTCCTTGACTCCCCACAGAACCAACTGATCCACTAATACCCTGAAATCCTTGTGATCCTATGGATCCTTGAATACCTTGATTTGATAATCCTTGAGTACCCTGATTTCCTTGAATACCCTGAAATCCTTGAGATCCTATAGATCCCTGAGTACCTTGATTTGATAATCCCTGAGTACCTTGAGTACCTTGATTTCCTTGAGTACCCTGAGATCCTTGAGATCCTTGAGTACTCTGATTTCCTTGAACACCTTGATTTCCTTGACGACCTTGAGTACCTTGAGCACCTTGACCAACAAATTCTCCACTTATACCCTGATTACCCTGATTACCCTGATTACCTTGATTACCCTGAGTCCCTTGAGTACCTTGGGCACCTTGAGAACCTTGACGACCTTGAGTACCCTGAGTACCCTGAGTACCTTGAGTACCCTGAGTACCTTGAGTACCTTGGAAATTACTTAAAAATCCTTGAACACCTTGAGCACCCTGAGTACCTTGAGCACCCTGAGTACCTTGAGCACCCTGAGTACCAGAAGGTCCAGTAGAACCAATTCCAGAAAGACTACTTGTTTTTATCCAATATCTTTTTCCAATTTCTCCCGCTACTGCACCTAAAAGGTATTGATCTCCTACTGGAAAAGGATTTGCAACAACAGATGATACACCAACTATTGGATCTCCTAAATCTGGTTCTGCTTGCTCTAATCCCAGATATTGGTAACGATCCGATGTAATACCAGTTTGTCCAAATCTTTTTACTCTTCCAGAATTATATTTTGTCATTTATTTTATTACTGCTTAGCAGTTTCAAGAACACTTAAAATAAGATTCAATACTCCATTTGCATTTGCTTGAATTTTAATAGCATCATTAGTTTCTAATGCCAGTCTCCCATCAGAAACCAAATTATAAGCATCATTTGGAGGAATTGAAACTGCATTTGCAAAAACATAATCCGTAGGACTATCCGTACCCCTATAATGTGATGCTGTCACTGAATATGTACTTGCAGATGCTCCTACGGAAATATTAGCAACTTTGGAAAGAATAACAATTGAAGATACTCCAATTGGGCAAGTATAAATTCCAACATTATTTGTTGTAATTCCGACTCGTATTGTTCTAAATTTATTAAGTGCAATTGCTGCCATTTTTTTAACTCAATGCAATGATTAGGGGTGTTACTGTATTTAACAGACTTTGACTGAACGCCCTTCCAGAAATAGTACCAGTTAATTGATTAATTACAACGCCATCACCAATTTGGAAGTTACCGCCTTGATTTGTACTGGTATAAACAACTTGTCCACCATTACGTTTATCAGTTTCATTTTCCTGAATAGTAACTCCACCCAATGCGGGTTTTGCAGTATTAATATCTGTACCAGATCCTACCCATTCAAGTGAAATTGATGTTGCAATCTGAAGGCTGATTCTTGAGAAATAAACTGTCGTACCAGGATCAACACTATTATTTAGATTCTGTGTCAGAATAACAGTTGAGATGCCAGAAACAGGAAGTGTTGCAGTTTGAATCGTATAATATAAAGGATATAATACTGCTGTTGCATCACCACCAACTCCAGATCCTCCAGGAGCATTGGAAATTGTTACATTAGGAACTGTTGAATATTGACTTCCAGTACTAATAACATCAATGGAAGTTATAATACCATTTTCATCCACATTTGCGGATGCTTCTGCACGAATTCCACTAGGACCTTCTGGAAAATCAATTGTCACATTTGGTGGATTAAGTTGACTATATCCACTTCCACCATTAGTAACTTGAAGAGAATTTATTTGATAATATAATTCTCCAAAATAAATTGCCTGACCATCATATGGACGTTGCCCGCCCAATCCAGAAATTGTCACAGTATCAGTTTCAATTTCAGCACTATTAACTACTTCACCAGTATAACGGTAAATTGATTTTGTCTCATAATCTCCAACACCATCAGATACTAGTCCATAGTTTCCGAATGAACAGTTGGAGTTTGTAATGTCGCATTGTCCACCAGACTTAGTAAAGATGCCAATATCATCGCAAATTGTAAAGATCGAAACTAACTGAGAATATGCACCATTTGTAATTGAGCATCCAATTCCACCTTGATTGTATTGTGTATAAGAGTCAACACTCATGGTCCCAGTTACACCAATATCTTCTGCCTCTCCAGGTTCTGCGTTAAATCCATCAACTCTCATTCCAATACTATCTGGAATAAAGTTTGTACAGTTTCTAATATAAGGACCTTGAGTAATAGGACCAACACCCTTAGAATATGGAGGAAGAACTACGCCACCAGTAACATACTTATGTGCCATTGGTGCTGTACCAACGTTAACAGTAAATGTACTTCCAGTGCCAACAACACTTAATACTCTAAAATCATATCCATTATTTCCTGTTGGATAGATTGTAGTTGTTCCAGAACCACTTAAACAAGAAAACTCCAAATCACGAATGGTTACAAAATCTCCAACTCTCACATTCAAATTTGGAGCAGTGATTGTGGTAATTCCAGTTAAATTATTATATGATGCAGTGGTAACACCTACTGAACGATTTATAATATATCCTCCAGAAACATATGTATGTGGAATAGTACTAATTCCAGTATAGATGTCAAATGTCCCATTTGGATAGACTTTTTCAATATAAAACTCATATCCATATCTTCCAGATGGGAATAATTGAGTCGATGTTGGTCCACCAGATGAACAAGAGAAAAGTAAATCACGGACTTCGATAATATCACCCTTTTTCAAAGAGAATCCTTGTGATGTAATTGTTGTTTTACCACTCTTTTCATCATAAATTGCATTTTGAATTTTTCTAATCGAATCAAATCCAGATCCCCTATTTCCGGGATATGTGGTATTAAATCCAACATATGCAAATGCTGTAGATCCAAATCCTACAATTGAAGTTACAATGCCAACACAAGATTTTAATGCTGATGCAACATCGGCACACGAAGCAATAACATCATTAAATCCGGTTTTAGGATCAACTTGCATTGCAAGATCTTTGATTTGTGTGTATTGATTTTGGAAGTTTGTGTATTTTTGAATTGTTCCACCCGAAACATAAGTATGTGGTAAGGTTGATTGTCCAACTACAACTTCAAATGTGTTCACTCCAACTATAGATTTAACTGGGAAAATATACCCAAGATTTCCACTTGGATATAATAATGTTCCAGGTCCAGAAGGGCAAGTGAATCCAAGACCAGCAATCTTTACTGGATCATTTTTAGTCAATCCGTGGTTTATTGCGGTTATAGTTGTAATACCTGTATTTGCATCATACACAGCATTTACCACAGTGGTTCCCAATCCAACAGGATAACCTCCCCAGGAGCAGTTATTAATTACGGCTCGGGCAATATTGAATGAATAATTAAATGTTGAGATTGTTTGTTGAACTTCTCCAGGATTATGAAGAATTTGTGGAATTAGATTCCAATTAGAATCATAATAAGCTTTACCTGCCGCAACCGATCTAGAGTTTCCACCTCTTGTAATATCATGAATTATACACTTCCATACCGATCTAACATCATCTGAACAATCTCCACTTTCAAGTACAACACCATAACGAACTGATGGTGCAGTTAATGTACTTGCTGCCCCAATCATATTGGTCACAATACCGACAAGTTGGCGAATAGTTGTTCCGACACCAACACATCCACCATTTACAATAATTACCGATGCATCTTTGATTTGGGAAACACTACCAATTCCAGATTGATATGAAATTGGAGGAGTATAATTATTAATCACATGAGTTGCAATTCCTGCAGCATAATTTAGTGCAGCAATTGTTGCTCTTTGAGTTGCAATACCAGTAATATGAATTAGACCACCAGAACTATTGAAATATGAATATCCCGCACCAATTGATTTGCGATTACTGTTTGCCTTAAGATCATAAGAAACAGCATTCATAATGCTGACAACATCTTCCCTACAGTTTGTATAATCTCCGCTTGATAATGTAAATCCATATCCAACAGGTGATGTTAAGAATCCAACTGCTTCTGCAGAAATATAATTTAAGTTCTTATCAATTAGTCTTGCAGCATCTTGCTCTCTGTGACTGCCTGCAAATCCACTAAATCCACTTGTTAAGAATCCAACAGATTCTTTTGCAATATAATCTAAATTCAAACGAATCATTCTTGCTGCATCAAAGAATCTATCTGTCGCCACACCAGATAGTGGTTGTAAAGAAACGACAGCAGATCCACTGGTCATATTTGGTCCAATGAAACTTATATTAGTAATGTGGCATCCATTGTTTACATAGAATAGATCCTGATCTGGATATTGTGGTGTTACTACACAGTTACGAAGTTCTGTTCCCTGTACTGATACTGTTTTTGCCAGAACAATTGGATTATTTTCAACATATACTCCCGGAAATACTTTAATTGTGTCTCCAAACAAAGCAACAGAGGCAGCTGATTTGATAGTTCTTTTTGGATAATTTTCTGCTAATCCAGTATTATCATCATTACCAGTTTGAGAAACATAAATTGTTTTTCCAATTGGACGATATGCATCAACAGTTACCCTACCTTTTCCTGGATTTTGTGTTGAGGTAATATCAATACCAATACCAGGTACTAATTGCGTTACAATTCCAACTAGATTTACACCACTACCAAAATATTCCGTGGAAGTTGTTGTTCCTACAACTGTTAAAGTATTTGTTACAATACTTGTTCCAATACCAACACTACCGGATGATGGATTATAAACTAATTTTTTAGAAGAAACATATTCATTATTTGTTGTTCCACTTGTTTGTTTTACGAATGTTAGATAATCAACTTCATTGGTAGTATTATTGTCTTCTAATACTATGACTCCAGAACCAGGAATTCCTTGAAGACCTTGGTTTCCTTGAGTACCTTGGCGTCCTTGAGTACCTTGAGTACCTTGAGTACCTTGAGGACCTTGAAAAGATGCTGCACCCTGAAGTCCTTGATTAGCCTGAAGACCTTGGCGACCTTGAGTACCTTGAACACCTTGATTACCCTGAGTACCTTGAACACCTTGATTACCCTGAGTACCTTGAGTACCCTGAGTCCCTTGAAAAGATGCTGCACCCTGAAGTCCTTGATTACCTTGTGTACCTTGTGTACCTTGATTACCTTGAGTTCCTTGGAAATTACTTAAAAATCCTTGAACACCTTGGTTTCCTTGAGTGCCTTGAGTGCCTTGAGCACTTTGTTGTCCTTGAGTGCCTTGAAATCCCTGATTACCTTGTGTACCTTGTGTACCTTGATTACCTTGAGTACCTTGATTACCTTGAGTACCTTGGAAATTACTTAAAAATCCTTGAACACCTTGGTTTCCTTGAGTACCCTGGTCACCTTGAGTACCTTGGAATCCTTGAGTACCTTGAGCACCTTGAGTACCTTGGAAATTACTTAATGGTCCTTGAAGTCCTTGGCGACCTTGATTACCTTGCGTACCTTGATTACCTTGCGTACCTTGATTACCTTGAGTTCCTTGACGACCCTGATTTCCTTGAGTACCTTGAGCACCAAGGCCTTGATTACCTTGAAGTCCCTGAGTACCTTGGAAATCACTTAATGGTCCTTGAAGTCCTTGAGTTCCTTGGAAATTACTTAATGTACCTTGATTTCCTTGAGTACCCTGGCGCCCTTGAGCACCCTGAGTACCTTGAGTACCTTGGGCACCTTGAGTTCCTTGGAAATTACTTAAAAATCCTTGAACACCTTGACGACCTTGGGGACCTTGAATACCTTGAGCACTTTGTTGACCTTGAGTACCTTGAGTACCTTGGAAATTACTTAATGTACCTTGGTTTCCTTGAGCACCTTGGTTTCCTTGAGCACCTTGAGTACCCTGGGACCCTTGAAAAGATGCTGCACCCTGAAGTCCTTGATTACCTAATCCTTGAGTACCTTGAGTACCTTGATCACCTTGAGTACCTTGATTTCCTTGAGTACCTTGGAATCCTTGATTTCCTTGTAGACCCTGGCGACCTTGATTTCCTTGTAGACCCTGGCGACCTTGGTTTCCTTGAGTACCTTGATTTCCTTGATTTCCTTGAAGACCTTGATTTCCTTGATTTCCTTGATTTCCTTGAAGACCTTGGTTTCCTTGATTACCTTGAGTACCCTGGTCACCTTGAGTACCTTGGTTTCCTTGATTTCCTTGAGTACCTTGGCGCCCCTGGCGTCCCTGAGTACCTTGAGTACCCTGGTCACCTTGAGTACCTTGGTTTCCTTGATTACCTTGGGTGCCCTGGTCACCTTGAGTACCTTGGTTTCCTTGATTACCCTGGCGACCTTGAGTACCTTGAGCACTTTGTTGACCTTGAAGACCTTGATTTCCTTGAATACCTTGATTGGAAAGTCCTTGAGTACCTTGGGCGCCCACGCGCCCTTGAGCAGCTTGAGTACCCTGGCGACCCTGATTACCTTGGTTTCCCTGATTACCTTGGACACCTTGATCACCTTGAGTACCTTGGCGACCTTGAGTACCTTGGAAATTACTTAATGGTCCCTGAAGTCCTTGGCGACCTTGAGTACCTTGAAATCCTTGGCGACCTTGAGTACCTTGAGCACCCTGAGTACCCTGAAAATTACTCAAAAATCCCTGAACACCTTGATTTCCTTGAAGTCCTTGAGTACTTTGGTTTCCTTGAGTACCTTGGAAATCACTTAATGGTCCTTGAAGTCCTTGAAGTCCTTGAGTGCCTTGACGACCTTGAAGACCTTGAAGACCTTGAAGACCTTGATTACCTTGAGTACCTTGGAAATCACTTAATGGTCCTTGAAGACCTTGAAGACCTTGAAGACCTTGAAGACCTTGATTGCCTTGGTTTCCTTGAGTTCCTTGGTTTCCTTGAGTGCCTTGACGACCTTGAAGTCCTTGATTACCTTGAAGACCTTGAAGACCTTGATTACCTTGAGTACCTTGGAAATCACTTAATGGTCCTTGAACACCTTGAACACCTTGAGTGCCCTGAGCACCTTGACGACCTTGAGTACCTTGGTCACCTTGAGTGCCTTGATTACCTTGAGAACCAAAACCACCAGTAAATCCTTGAGCACCTTGACGACCTTGAGTACCTTGGACACCTTGATCACCTTGAGTACCCTGAGTACCCTGATTGCCTTGGTTTCCTTGAGTACCTTGAGTACCTTGAGTACCTTGAAATCCTTGAGTACCTTGAGTACCCTGGAATCCTTGATTGCCCGGAGTACCTTGAAGTCCCTGTAGACCTTGGCGACCTTGAAGACCTTGAGTACCTTGTCCAGAAAATTGCCCACTTGTACCCTGAATAGCTTCGACGGATGCGTATCCTAGATTATTCCAAGGAGTAACTCCATCACCAAACTTAAAGCGATTAGTATCAGATTCAATACCTAAAGTACCAGCTGATAAAATTTCATTTTCAGATTCCCATTCTGAAGCTAATTGATATTTACCATCTTGAAGATTTGGTGCAATAATATTTTTAAAAAAAGTTACCTTTTCATTAAAATAAGATTCATTTCCAAATACGGTAATATCTGCCATTTTATGAACCTATCACTGTAGTTTTTGCTATATCAAACGCTTTACCAACAATATCTCCACCAACAAAACTTCCAGAAAATATTTGACTACCAAAAGATTGTTTAATCGCATTTCCAGTTAAAGCATCAATATCAGCTTTATTACCCTTCATTAAAATTCTACCAGATCCAGAATTTAATGTAATATTTCTTCCCGCTTTAATATCTACGTCTTCATCTGCATCTATCATTATATTTTTCCCTTAATTCTAACTGAACCATTTCTCATTGCTGTAATAGTAACATCTCCACTCATTCCCGCAATTACAATGTCTACCCCGTCACTACTTTCCTTATTTCCTGCAATAATTTCAATATGCCTATCATTATAAATTCTATATGATCCAGATTCAGTTAAACCGACAAGATTGACATCATTGTTGTCAGTTACTCCATAAAGAGCATAAACATTTGTTCCGTTGGATCCCATTTGGGGATTAGTAACGTCAATTCTAAACTTTGGACCTAAACTCCAAATATCTCTTGCTTCCCAATTTTGATTCGGTCTTTCTGCCATTTTATGTTATACAGTCAACTACTATTTTTAATTCTCCCTGAGGAGTTGTTGAAAGTTCTCCAACAATTGGTTTTAATATTGCTCCAACACCAGTTTTCGATTTAATTTTAATAACTGGTAAATCTGATATTGTCATACTATTTATTGGTCGTCTCTGAGTAAGTTTTTTATTAGTATTGGTATTGGTACTAGAAACTGTTAGTCCAGGATTTTCTTGAATGATATTTGATATGATTTCTGGGGTCAGGGTGTCTTGTAAGGTTATGGAAACTGACGTAACAGTTCCAACATCATCAACAATTAGATTGTAGGTATTATTATAATTATCAGTTCCGACATCTCCAGCATTGTATCCTATTCCACCATTAATAACTGCAACTCTAACAACACCATATGGTTTGTATTGTGGATTTGTTTCAGCAGTAGATACTGATGATTGGAAATTAACATCTCCTAAAGGATAATTTTCACCTTCTGATACCATATAAATCTCAACTATTTCACCAGCATCATTAATTATTGATCTAGCAACAGCCCCATATCCTTGATTACAATTATCGACAAATTCTACAAATGGTGGATAACGATATCCCGATCCAGCATTATCTAATCTAACTCCAATTATACTTGCGGTTCTTTGTTCGGTAATATTATTATTGTTTAATACATTGTTAGCAAAATTTCCCAAAATTGCTGTTGCTGTTCCCCCAGATCCACCACCACCAAAAATACGAACTTTGGGAGGCCCACACGATGTTGGTTTCCCAGTATAACATCCCCCTAAAGGACTATTAGTTGCAGGGGTTTTTGTTCCTGCTCCAAAAATATCCCATTGACCATATTCTTGATTAAATGTGAAAGTTGGAGATGCTTCCGATAAAGTAGTATCTGTAATTGGAGAAATTAATGAAAAACTTGATCCAACATCATAATTTGTAGAAATTCCAGAATATGCCCTTTCAACAGAAATTTGATTGATTTTTGGATTTATTGAAGTAATTTTCATAATTTCAGAATTACTTGTAAGTAATCCATCAACTTCAAAACCATTCAAATTATCAAATAAAAGAGTATTATCGGTTTTAGTAACTATACTAGTTACTTTTCTTAATCCTACGTAATTATCTTTTACAATAGAATCATTTTCTTGAACATCTTTCACATATGGTGATAGTCCAACAGCTGCAGCAACATTCATATTATCCAATATACTTTTAAAGGTGCTCTCTTCATTTTCGCTTGATTTTGCACCACTTCCAATAGTCCATTCTTTAACAAGTCCAGAACATTTTCCCTTTGATTGGTTGCAATCAAACAATCCACCAATAGATTTAATTGAATCAATGCCACTACGAAGAAAATTAGCAACATTAAACCCCCCAATTAAAGATAGGAGTTTTTGCACCCCATTTAAAGGTCCTGCAAGACCTTGAACAATCTTATTAATAATTCCATTCATAAATGCACCAGAAAATTGATTTCCAGCACATGTAACAAAGTTGTCAACATTATCTAAGACAGATTTTAAAAGATTTTTTACAATACTGCCAAGTCCACTTACAATTTTTCCAGCAACACATGGAATTGCTTCTTCCAACTTTTTAACTGGATTAATCATAGCAGTTTGTGCTGCTACTCCTGCTAAATGTGCAATTCCAGGATTTAGTGTTGCTGCCAATACTTTTGCAAAAACTGTTTTAAATAATAATTGAAGACCTTTTTTAAGAAGTGGAATAAGTTTATTGAAAAGAGAGTTGAACATTTGTCCAACTATGTTATTTGCAATCGAAACTATTTTTTCAACCGAACGACTAATTTCTCCGGCAATATTTGAAACTTTTGAAACTCCATCAGATACCTTATCCAACAAATTAGTTACTTCAGTTATTATTCCCTTTACTGCAGTATCATCACAAGTATTTGCGAATACAATTTTTTTACCTACACCACTGTAATATGCAATTTCATCTTTAGTTTCTTTATTTGAATTTAATTTATTAATAACCTTTGGCGGAACATCTCTTGGAGATTTCTGAGATGTTGAATTTGATTCACTTGTTTGACTATTATATACTTTACCATTTGGATCTGCAACATTATCAGTATACCCAGTAAATGGAACGAATGGAGAAACATAGTCATTGGATGGAACTTGACTTGTTCTACCAAAAAGTCCCATAATTACAGGATTTTGTCCATTATCTCCGTCCAAGAAAAATCCAAAAACAACATCACCAGGTCGAAGTTTGGGATTTGTTGAGTAATTTGCTGCGCCAGATCCAGAAGTTGTTGGAAGAAGAACTTGCGCCCAGGGCAAATCTTCATTCTTAAGTTCTACATTATTATATGGGTGATAACCCATAATACGAACTTTACAACGATTTCCCCATCCACCACCATTAGTCTGCTTTCCTTGAGACTCAATTGGTGGAATTTGCCCAATCCACCAACGAAATCCATCTCTTCCTATAAAATTACTTTGAAGTAGTGATTGATCAATCATTTCTTTTTGGGTCCGAATGTATCTCTAATTAACTTCATAGAAGTATATGATCTTTCAACATCAAAATGATGGCATAATTCTTTTATCATATATAGACCACTTGTTTCTGAATCATATTCTTTTGCATCAGATTCGGAAATTTTGGGAAATTGACATTCGATAATATCACCTGCTCTCAAATTTGTATTTGAGGGAACCATAATACTCATAGTTTGTGTGAAAAGAGTGTTATATCTCATCAATGATTGTGATTGGTGTAATGATGGATCCGAATTTTGCGATGTAGATACGCCTGGATCCATTGTTCCAACATCCAAAATTTGACTCATAATTCTTGTTGGTACTTCATCGAGACCTAGATTGGAACTATTTGAAATTTTTGGAAGTTCTAATTTTTTACCTAGATTCTTTGTTTTTTTAGAATAATTATTATATGTAAATACAGTGTTTGAAAAATTAAAATCCAATGGATTGAAGAATAATCTTTGACTAGAATACGCCCCTAATCTAAGTTTTTCTATTAGATTTTGATTTTTATCAGTAATATAATTTAAAATTTTCAAATCATTATCATCTTTCTTATCTTCAGAATCATAAGAAGTTGTTGCTTCACTATATGTGTATGTTGCTTTTGGAGATTGTTCAATCAAATTATCAATAGATCTAAATTGGAATCCATCAATTGTTTGATAAAATAAAAATCCTGCTGTACCAGATCCAGAAGATTCGGGAACAGATTTTGATGCTAACCAAGTTAAAATTGTAAATGGTTTTCTCATATTTCCAACAAAACCATATTTGTTTGAGGTCTTATCAATTTTTCCAATTTTTTTCGCTATCAAATAGTCATTAAGAATTGCTCTAACAGAATTATCAATTGTTGATGATGGGTTAAATTTTTTTGGAACTCTAGAAGTTTCATTTGTAATTGATTCTCTTGAAGTTAAATGAAGAGTAAAACTTTCTCTTTGAGTCTCAGAAATTACATCAGTAATACTTGAAACATAAAGATAACCATTAGAATTTTTTGAAAAATCTAATCCTGGATTTTTTTCACTGTTTCCTGAAATTCTTATTGATAATCTCTCTCCACCTCTTAAAGGAAGTCCATTATAAATTGATTGCTTATCTCCATCTGGATTTTCTTTGGGAGCAATTACATTTCCAGTGTCCATTACTTTAATTTTGGCAGTAATGGTAGGTGAAAAAATATCTTCAAAATATTCAACTGCAATAGTACCACTACTAATATCAACAGTTCTACTTTGATCGTTTGATTCTATAATTAATTCTTCAAATATAGATTTTTTTATTGACATTATAGATACGCTAGCTCTAGAAGAAGTTTTTGCTTAATAAATCTATTTAACAAGTAAGTATTATCTACTTGACCAGTAGGTTTTTTTCCTTCTGTTGGATAAGATGCTACTGTGGTTTGTGGAGGTGGTGATGATTCGGGAACATCGACAACAATTGTTTGACCTTTTCTTTCTGGAGTAATTACTTGTTCAACATTTGATTTTGCTGTAGGATATAAATTTGCCTTCGCTGGTTTTCCAGAAAGATCCGATCCAGAAGATCCAGAAGCACCGTGAGAAACGGTAATTCCCTGACTTCCAACAATTTCTGCCTCTCTTCCATATCCTCCCCTATAATAGACCGAACCTACGGCAAAGGGAAATTTAGTTGCCGATCCTGGTTGAGATGGAAAAGTTCTTTGCACTGAAGGATTAGTTTCCTGTATATCAACTGCCATGCTGCTTCTTGCACCATGTGCTTGCTGTTCTGCAGCAATTTGAGATTTTAGAGTTGCATCATCTTTACTTGCAAAAATTCCAGCATTTCCAAAATAAACACTAGATCCTCTTGCAAACATTGCCTTTACAGCATAAAAGGCAACATCTCTAATTCTTGCAAGTATTGATGGATCATTTGTTTTGGAAGAATAATCCAAATGAAAATGTGTTGCATATAATTTATCTTTACCATTTCCAGATCCACCCTGAATAAATCCACCAGACCCACTTTGGGGTATAAGTGATAATCCAGTGGAAGTATTTGTAGGTTTTGTTGAGATTGTTGTTGGAGTTGGTTTTGCTGATTGTGTTGGTTGTGCCTTTGATACTGGAGTTCTTCTCGCCTGCTCAACAATTGCCCTTTCTTTAGTAGAGTATTTGGATCCTCCAGAAGTCCAAGGTGCTATTCCCCTTTCTTGCATTAATGCAAGTGCCATTCTATCTTGATTTTCGGGACTAAATTGATCGCTTGGTTTTAAACCTGCAGAATTCATTGCTCCTGGAAGAGTATTACCAATCATTTGATATTTTCCAGCAGCATGAACTCCCAAATCAGGTTTTGCGTTTCTTGGATATTTTCTTTCATTTTGACGATCAATGACTTCACCAATGGTCATATCAGTTAAATTTTTACCAATAATATCTTTTGAAGTTTTGCCTCCCATAGTTGATCCAACTATGTTTCCATTTTTATCAGTTCCTTGATTCATAGCATTATAATTGCCACCACTTTCTGGACCAGCAATAATATCCAATGCTTGTTTATGAATTCCTCCTACAGGGCTAGAAGGTGTTGATGGTTGAGGATAAAGTGTATTTGGCGCTTCTTCTCCTAATGGTGGTGCTTCTTCTTCAGTATCAGAAGATTGTGTAAGTGGTGTGGTTAATAATTTATAAGCTTGAAACAATTCATCATTTACAGATTGCATGGAAGAATTTAAATCTAAAAATGAATTTTTTACTCTGCCTGATTGATCAGTAAAATCAAAAGTTGCTATGTTAGTAACAACACTTGTTAAAAGAGTTCCAAAATTACTTATTATATTTAAAGTATCTCCTATAAAATCCGATATTAAACTTCCAACTTTAAATACTCTAGAAATAAATTCCTTTCCTATAAAAATTATTGTTGGCAAATTCTCAACTAACCATCCAGCAGTTAAAAATCCAAGAAATCCCAATAATCTCTGAAATGGTCCAGCAGAACTTGAACTAATCATTCTAAATCCACTTGTTGGATTTGTAGTTACTTTTGATGCTTCAATCCTATCTTCAATTTCCTTTCTTCTAGATGCTTCTCTTCTTCTTGCATCAAGAATACTTGATTTAAATGCCAATCTTTCCTTTTCTTTCGTATTAGATGATATTACTCTAGAAATTTTATTAATAGAAATATTAGATTTTAAGATTTGGTTTTTTGTAGTATTAATAGATCTATTAGCATCTTCGGATGCAAGTAAAGATAATCTAAAAGAACTGGATATAGATGCCATCTTACATTACCACATTATAATTTAACTGAGAATACAAGATATAAAAATTATCAGGGTTTGCTGAATTTATCAATGGAACATCAGTCATACTTTCACCAGTACTTGGAAAAACTTTCTGTGATTTTTGTGGAGATTGTCCAGATGATGTGACGATAACATTTGGTTTTGCTTCGGGCAAATTACCTACATTTGGAACTGGTTTTGGTATATTTTGAACTTGAGCTGGTTGTATATTTAATTTTTTCTCATTTGATTGAGTGGGTGAAGTTACTTCTGGAATATTTTGTTCATTTGTTTTAGACTCTACCTCTAATTTTTGTTCAGATTGTTTACTATCAAATGAATTTTCGATACGCTTAAATTCTGGATTTGATGTGTCAATATTGAAAGTATAATTACCAACTCCAGCAGTCATTGGTGTTTGTGGAGTAGATTTAATTTCAGGTTGTGTTGGTGCTGGTGAAGGTGTTGCTGAATTAATCTTTGGTTGTGTTGCTGTTACTGATGGTGCAGCTGCTGGTGAAGGTGTTGCTGAATTAATCTTTGGTTGTGTTGCTGTTACTGATGGTGCAGCTGCTGGTGAAGGTGTTGATTTTTGTGAATTAATTTTTGGTTTTGCTGTTTCTGATGATTTTTCTGCTGGTTTTGGTGCATTTGCTCCTGTAAGAAGGTCAGTACCTTTTCCTGCAAGTATAAATCCTGCAGCTCCACCAGCAATCATTCCTGGAAGTTTTAATGGTCCTGGCAATTTTGCCCCCATCTGAGCGCCTTTTTCTGCCCCATAAAGACTAGCAGCAGTTCCTGCTCCCGCCTGAACATTTGTTTGTCCCTCATTCTTTCTTTCTATAAATTCGGTAGCACCCAGAACAACATTAACGGCACCTTTAGCAACACCCTTAAGTACATTACCAGTATTTTTTAATAATCCACTAGTGGCACCCTCTGTTGCACCTTTAGTGGCGGCCGTTGTTGCGCCTTTAGCAGCACCACCACTAAAAATACTTTTTGCCGTAGATGTAACTGCTTTAATTGGAGCGGTAATAATTTTTCCAATCAATCCTGTAATTTTTGCAACAACACTTCCAAGTGTTTTAATAATTAAATTAAATCCACCTTTAATTGTAAAAAGAATTCCAGCGGCAATACCAAGATGTTTAATAATATTATTTTTAATCTCAGTAAGTTTACTCCTATCTCCTTGCTGCTTAGCATCAAAAAATTTAACTAACTCATTTGTTAGCCACCCAGCAAAAAGAAATGTGAGTGCCTTTTGAACATTACCAAAAATATCTTGAACTTTTGGTGTAAGTTTTTGAACTGGTATAAGAACTGCAGATTGTATTTTCTGCTCTATCTCATTTTCTTTACCAATTCTTATTTCCTGTTCTGCATATCTTCTTTGTCTTTCTGCTTCTGATATTAATCTAGATTGGTCGGAAGCACCATCTTGCTGAATTAATACTGCAATTTTTTCTAATCCAGAATTTAAAGTTACAACTTGCTGATTGAGATTTTTAACCTGAGTATCAAGTGCAATTAAAGATTGTTGATTTGTTTGTGCAAGTTGTAAATTTTGATTATTATTCTCTACATATTGGGATATAAAAGTAGTATCTCCCCTAAAGGATGAACTTGATATTTTTGTACTATTTAAAATTGCCTGCCTTACTTCTTTGGACAGCGGAGATCCTGTAATTGGATCTACTCCATTACTAGCAACTGATTTTAAATCAACTTCCGCCATTTGATTGATTCTTCAGATTTTCTTCTTCGATGTATTGTTGGAGAAGAGATACATAAATTTCTCTTTCCCAAGGTATCATATTTTCTAACTCCGTCAAAGAGTATTTATGATGTTGAATCAAAGCAAAGTTCGTTTTATAGTATGACGCAAGATCTTCATGCGACATACCTAAGCGAAAAAACTTGACAATCCCTCTAAAACAACTGTGCTTTCAACATTAGTATTTGGATTTTTGAGACTAACAGTATGAGAAAGTTTTGGCATAGTCTCAAAGAATTTTTCAATTTCTTTAAATTGATTAGAAGTTAATTGCTCCAAAAATTGAATTAGATCTTTGTTGGAAAAATCACTTGCATTCCAAGACTCTTCTTCGCTATAAACTTGCTCAATGCATGAACAGATCAGGTCAAAAGTATCATCAACACTAACATCATTAGTATTGGAAAAATTACTTTTAATAAATTCCTGTATAGATGGATACTTCATTCTCATTGTCAAAGCATCGTCCAATTTAATATCCCGAGAATGTTGATCACTAACTTCAACTTTAATTTCGTCAAGATTGATACTTACTGGTACTTTTGTTACACCATCATCTGGGCAAGTAATCAAAACATTTACAGTTTCTCCTACAGATTTTCCACGAATATTTAAAAATAGATATTCAATATCAAATGTGGATAGTTTTTCAATTTTGATTCCTCTTGTAATCAAACAGTTTGAAATTACATTTTTAACAGCATCTGCAATTTGCTTGGAATCTTCACTTTCCATTGCAATGATAAGAATTTTTTCTTCCTTTACAAGAAATGGTCTATATTTAATTGTTTTTTTAATTGAAGGAATTTCCAACTCATATGTTGGTGTAGAGATTGTTGGTAAAGGCATAATGACCTATAGAATTCAGTAAATTTATTTAGGGTCAAATTGTTTGAATAGGATTGTATGGTCCACCAACTCCTCTTGGTCTTGGATCATCCAATCTTCCCGTACCTTGATTTAGATTTCTCCAAAGCATTTCCTGCTTACCAGTAGCAAGTTTATTTGGCAATACACTATTGTCAATTGTAGCAGATGCTGGTATTAAATTATTGTTAATATTTTGATAAATTGATAAACTAGTAGTTCTTCCTGCAATATAACGATCAAATTGGAATGAAACGTTGATGAGCATTATATTTGAAGAACTATATGAAACTGGAATTGAGGATATGCTTAACGGGAAAAGTCCAATAAAGTTATACTCAATTTCTGCATTATAATCTCGATCAAATTTAATTATTTTTGTGGATTCCGATTTATAGTATTTTGGATACTGCATCCTAACAAAATATGCCTGAGATTCTTGCCGAATAGGATTAGAAACTCCTGCAATTGGATTATAAGAACCACTCGTAGTGAATTCCATCCAATATTCTAAAAATTTTAATATATTATAATTACTATCAACATAAAATTCCATCGAAATTTGAGAATAAACTTTCGAATGGGCAAATTTTTCTTGAACTCCTATATGATTATAAATCTCCCCAGATCCCAATTGAAATGTTGGAAGAGATGTGGAAGAACACAGAAGTCCAGCATCATTGGTAATAAATCTTTGAGTTATTCCTCTCCTATCCAAATAGGACAGCAATTGACCACTAAATCCACCAAATTGAACTTCATAGTGTGAAGTTTGGGCAAGATTTGAAAATAGTGGTTTAATGTCCGATATTCTACGCGGTGAAGCCACTCTAAATACCTATTATATGTCGTATTAGTATTTAGATGTCATATAAGGGAAAATATCAACCAGCATTCCCCAAAAAGTATAAGGGCGATCCATCAAATATCACATATAGGTCTTTGTGGGAACGTAAATTTATGGTGTATTGTGATACTAATGAAAATATTTTAGAATGGGGAAGTGAAGAATTGGCGCTTCCTTATAGATCTCCAATAGATAATCGCATTCATAGATACTTTCCAGACTTTTATATTAAGGTCAAAGAAAGTAACGGTTCAATTAAGAAATATCTAATTGAAATCAAACCAAAAAAACAAACAGTAGAACCAATACCACAAAAAAGAAAAACAAAAGGATATATCTATGAAGTTTATGAATATGCTAAAAATCAGGCAAAATGGAAAGTGGCGCGGGAATTCTGTGAAGATCGCCAATGGGAATTTAAAGTTTTAACCGAAGATGATTTGGGGATTAAATAATGGCATCTAAATTAACTGGATACGAGAAACAATTAGACAGTTATACTAAAAATGAATTGGTCGAAATTGCACAGAAATATACAATTTATTATATTGGAGAATCTGGTCAAGGAAAAACATCTGGTTATAGCAAATTAACAAAAGAAAAGTTAATTTCAATTATTCGTAATGATAATGACTATAAGGATGCAAATCCAAATATTAATAATAGACCAGTTAATAGAATTCAAAGACTGGTTAACAGTTTATATGGAACTGAGGAACCTGAGGAACTGATGGATTATATTTTGGAAGCACTGTCTGATGGAGGAAGTTCAAGTACATCCAAAGGAAAATACTACACCTTTTTATATTATGCAAAAACTCCAAGAATAACTTACGATCAACATCCACTTATTCTTGCTGGCGATTCTACTGCAAATGGATTTTATGGATTCAATTATCACTGGGGAAAAGTACGCCGATATACTTATCCAGAAGCTGCTAGTCCATTTTTTGAAGTTTCAGTTCGAGAATTTTATTCCTTGAAGCAACTTCCTTATGCAAAATATATTACAAAGACCTGATAAATAGTTAGAAAACAATAATGGCAGGATCTTTAAGATATCCGATTAAAAACATAGGAATAAATGATGATTATCTCAGAATAGAGATTGTTGAATATGTTCCACCTGGACTTGGGCAGCAAGGGCAAGGATTTGCATTGGGAACTACGGATCAAGCAATAAAAAATAATAAAAAACTATTACAGACGATTATATTACCAATACCACAAAATATTTCAGATTCAAATTCTGCTAGTTGGGGAGAAAATTCATTAGATTCTGTTGCGGGTGGACTTATGAGTGGAACTGCAGATGTAATGTCCTCATCAACTCCATTTAATACTGGATTAAAAGCAGTAAAAGGTGTAATTGATAAAGTTACGGGAGGAGTTACTGATGCTACAGGACAAAAAGCAGCAACGACAGCATTTACAGGATTAGCAGTACAAACATTATTAAGTGGAGAAGCAAATATTAATCAACTAGTTTCCAGATCAACTGGAGCAGTTATTAATCAGAATGTTGAGTTGTTATTTGGAGGAGTTACGATTAGAACACCATTTCAATTTTCATACGACTTGATACCCAGATCTGAAGAAGAATCGTTAGTGGTTAAAAATATTATTAGATTATTCAAACAAAATATGACAGCAAGTAAAGGTAGTGCAGAGTCTAATGGTGGAGGATTTTTTGTAAAATCTCCAAATGTATTCTTACTATCTTACATGAGTGGTGGAAAAATACACCCATTTTTAAACAAATTTAAACCTTGTGCTCTATTAAATATGGGAGTAAACTATACTGCTTCTGGACAGTATGCAACTTATTCAGATGCTACTCCAGTTCATCTACAACTAAGTCTTTCATTTCAAGAATTATCTGTTGTATATGCTGAAGATTATAATGAAGGAGACGGTACAATAGGAGTAGGTTACTAAAATGTCATACTTTAGAGAATTACCAAATCTAGAATATCAATCAATACTTTCTGATAGAGTATCTTCTGACGAATATTTAATTGTAAAAAATTTATTTCGTAGAGCAAAACTTAGAGAAGATCTTCAAAATGTTTTTACGATCTTTAATAAGTATCAAATACCAGATGGATCTAGACCAGAATTAGTTGCTAAAGAGATCTATAATAGCGCACAATATGATTGGATTGTTTTAATTGGTGCAGGAATCACTAATGTTAGGGATCAATGGCCATTATCCGATAGAGATCTTTATACTTATGCCGAAGAAATATATGGTGAAAATTTAAATGATATTCATCATTATGAGACTACGGAAGTCAAAGATTTAAAAGGAAGATTAATTCTTCCTGCAGGAAAAGTTGTTGATGCATCCTTCACTATACCAAACCAAAATTTGTTGACTCAAACTATAAATCCTGTAACTGGAATTACTAATTATGAATATGAAGTAAGAAAAAATAATAAAAAAAGATTAATATATGTTATCAAACCATCTTACTTAAAACAAATTATTAAAGATATGAGAAACAGTTTACTTTATGATGAATCTTCACAATATATTAATGAAAAATTGATTAAAACTGAAAATACTAGAAATACCTTACCATAAGAGTTCTAGATTCTTATCAAATATCATTACATATCGATGTTTGCGGGAGCGGTCTTTCCAGTCTCCTTCAGCACCTTTAATTTTGCCTCTAGAGTGTTTAGTTCCGTCTGCATAATAGAAATCTTTTTTTGCGTCTGTGAGTCCGCAATATTTAAAATTACAAGCGCGATAGATTGTACCATTATGGAAATCACTATCAGCGTAAGAGATGATTGCTTTAACTTCAGTATCCTTCCGTAACTGTCTAATCGCTCTTGAAACAAACCAAGAAGTGATATTATGCTCAGTTCGTTGAGTTTCGGGATGGATGCAGAGTCTTGATAACTCAAAAAGTCCTTGTTGTTCATTTCGTTCAAGTCCAAATGCACCTGTTGCAATTTCGGGAACAGGCAGTCCAGTAAAAATACAAACTCCTTGAAGACCACCAATATTTAATGGGCAAAAATCATTATTTTTATAAAGACCATAGTTATACCCAGATTTAAAATCTTTAGATATATCTTTAAGATAATGAAACTTCAGAAGTAACTCTGAAGATTCGGATTTACTTATGCGATCTATATAAAAATCTGACTTCATAAGAGTTTTTCTAAAGGATTTCTAATATCACTACCACTAAAATGATTTTTTAACAAATTTACTTGTTCTTTAAATTTTTCTTCTGGACAGCGTTGTCTGCCCAAATTAAATAATCTAAGTGCAATAACAACATTGCCAGGAATATAACCATCAAATTCGTCCAATCTTTCTAAACTTGGCGCAAGTGGATTATGAGATTCAAAAACTCCTTGTGGGTTAATTGGAAATCCTGTCCAATAACATTTGCCATTTTGGTTAAAAAATTGCTCAACTAAATACGTTTCATCAATAGTAACATCTAATGGTTCTGTTCTTTTGATTCCGTTTTTCTTTTCTTGTCCAGGTCGCGCAGCAGTTTTTGCTTTATGAATAAGTGCTTTCCAAGGATTTTTCATAATTAAAAAAATAGGGGAGAGGACTCTCAACTTCTCCCCCATTATAGCACAAATATCTTATTCTGCCAACTTTGCGAAGTAGGACAGAGTATCATCCTCATCTTCATCATATGAAGAAGACTTAGAAGAAGAACTCAGATTACTCAATTCGGTGCGAAGATCTTCATCAAGGTCACGAACTGGACCGCGAGAAGTCTCTTCCTCATCAGCAACCTCAGGGTCTTGACGACGAGCAGTCTTGTTGCCGAGAACATAATCAAGACGCTTCTTCAGTTCATCATAAGACTTGAACTGGTCAGCAGCAACGAGTTCTGCAAGAGAATACTGCTTCTTCCAGATTGCTTCCATTGCATCATCATCGTCCAGAAGAGCACCTTGTGCGGCAAACTCTGAAGAATCATAATTACGATAACCAGCAACATTCTTTGCCTTCAGTTTGAAGTTAGCACCCTGCCAGAAGTCAAACGGATCGATAGGAGTCTCATCTTCAAACTCTGGTTGCATTGCAGCAGTCAGTTTATCGAAGATTTTCTTACCAAACTTATAAAGGAACACTTTACCTTCGTTAGCAGGATTAGCAGGATCCTTGACAACATAGATGTTGCTCACATAAGTCAGTTTGCGCTTCTGCTTACGTGCTACTTCTTTACCAGCATCAGTACCATTGTTCCACAATTCGGAGTTGAGTTCCGATACGGGATCCTTCTGGTTCATGGTAGTAAGAGAATTCTCAATATACCAACCGCCAGGGCCTTGAAATGCGTGGGAGTACAGTTTTACAAACGGAAGATCTTCACCGTTAGGAGCAGGGAGGAAACGAATGACGGCATAACCATTGCCGCTCTTATCACATTCGAGTTTCCAAAGACGATCATCGCCAGATGATGTGTTATTATTCATTTTTTCTACTTCCTTGACCAGTTTTGCGGTCAGGGAACCAAGTTTAGATTGTTTCTTAAGATCAGAAAAAGACATTTGGATTCGTTGTGTAAATTGGATGTTTTGGATTTACTTAGATATTATAACAAAAATAATATCACTTGTCAATAAATTCCTTGAGAGACTCAATTGTTTTGTTCATACTATTGAAAAGTATATTCATATCTGTGTCAGGAGGAAATCCCATAATTGCCACAGATTTGCGAAGATTCTCTTTCATCTCAACCGCTTGTGGATCATCAGAAAGAGAAAGTCTTGTGTACATAATACGTTGCTTTTCTAGCAACTGAGTCAATTTATCAATGTGTTCCAGTTTATCTTCACGGGTCATCGAACCAAAAGTAAGAATACTTCCATAAATGAACTTTTGAAGTTCATTAATTTCTTCAAGTTCTTCCTGAATCAATTCAGAATCAAAGAATTTACTCATTTACAATTTCCCGTAAAAGTTTTTTGTACTGGAATACATCGATATTTAGAAACGGTTTGTATTTTTTAATTTTTAAACTTACGGTTTCCCACACTGGGTCCAAAAGTTTTTTATCAAACACATTCCCGAACTGGAATATTATATCATAAATCACCAGGGTTTCAATACCAATCTTCCCGCCCAGGAACTTTTTTAGAACTGGTGGATGTCCTTTCGAACAATTGAAAGCATCTTCTAATTTTGTTTCCGAGAGTAATTCTTCCGATTGTTCTTTGAACAAGTAGGTCAAACTCTGCTGTCGTTTCATCCACTCGACGTATGTTCTTTCTCCAGAATTTATAATTTCTCCAATCCATATGTTTTGTGGGTTATCGGCGGCAAGAAAATTGGCAAGAAAATAATCTACTATTTCTTTATCAGAATATTTACGACTGGATTTCTCAAACCAATATTTATCTTTGCGTTTGTTAAAAGAAGTTAGAGTTGCCCTTGACTTCCCACCATATTTAAAGAAATCGTATTTTGGATTTGTAAAATGACTTTTGAGTGAAAGATAATGTTGATAGGTCTCAAAAGGACTCATAGGGGCAATTTTGCTCTCGAAGTTTTTTTCATAAAGTTTAGGTTGATAGCATCATACTTCAATCTTTCTTTAAGTGGTTTTGATACGAGTTTCGTAATTGAATCTACTTCAATACCATTCACTTCACAATAGTGAACGATTGCATCAATATAGTTGCACTTTTCTTCTGCAACAATTTTTTCCACTTCCAGTGCAAACTTGGAAGGGGTGAGGAATTTATCCTCCATTACCTGCTCTAGTTCTTTATTTGGTTCCATACTGCTCAAGTTTATCTCCAACAAATTTTCTAATATATTGGACGAGCAATTTAAGGTACTTTGCTTTGTCGTATTCTTCATAAACTACACATTCTCCATTTTCACAAGACATAATGATAACAAATTTTTTGACTGGTATCTCAGTCAGTTCGTAATACATTGCTGCATAAGCACAGCACTGTACAAAATAATGGTCAATCCACTCACGTGGTTTGGGTTTTTTGGAAGTCTTAAAGTCGATGATCGCTAGTTCGCCATTATATTCAGCAATGCAATCAACGGTTCCCGCAACACCTAATTGCTTACTATATAGGGAACCTTCAAGAGCGTGAATATTATTTATATTATTCAGTTCCGTTTTTGCAATCTTAAAAAGAAAATCCGCCAGCGGCGCAACAGACGGCAAATCTTGATTTTTAAGATAGTTCTCCGTAAGAGAATGCATATCCGTACCGCGAGAAGTAGCCGCCTTAGTAATCTTCTCCGCCTCCGCCTCACCAATCCTTTTGCGCCACTTAACAAATATTTCACGATTAAAATGACTTGTAACAGAAGTAATTGAAACTAGTTTAAGAAGTTCTTCCTCGTCAGGAACTTTATAATATCGAATACCATCTATAGTCTCCCGTTCAAGTTTTGGGAGAATCACATCAACATGATTGAACATTAAAAACCTGCTTCTATTTTAGCAACAATGTATTCTTTGACAAGTCCAGAACGAACAATATCATCAACACCAAATTCTATTATATCAATAGATGGCATTTTACGCAAGATGCTCATAAAATCAACAATTCCATTACGCTCATTAGATTTCTGCAAATCCGACTGAGTAGCATCTCCACAAAACATAATCTTAGAGTTTTCACCAACACGAGTAATGATTGAATCCAATTCATGTGCCGTACAGTTTTGAAATTCATCTACAATAATGATTGAGTTATCAAGTGTCGTGCCTCTCAAAAATGAGGTACTCCAGAACTTAATCGTTTCCTGTGCCTTAAGATTACCATAAAGCATCTCAAACTCTGCATCAGAAGGCATCTGGAACATATACTTTACCATATTCTTATAAGGAATCTGATAGATATCCGATTTGTCTTCATAGGAACCAGGAAGGAAACCAATCTCCCTTGTAGCAACTAAAGAACGAACCAAATAGATTTTCTCATAAGGAGTTCTTTCATCAAGAACTTCACGAAGAGCATTATAAAGAGTGATGAAAGTCTTACCGGTTCCTGCACATCCATATGCGACAAGATGTTTACCTTCGGCATATGCGTCAAAAAGTTTGCCTTGATTATCCGTAAGTGGATCAATATCTAATAGATATTCGCTCCCGAGTGCCTTTTTCCTCTTTGCCTGACGGGTTGTAAGACCAACACCAATTGGTTGGTCGTTCGTCCTTTTTCTTCTTGCCATATTAAAGTTTTTTTATAGTTGAACCGGGCATTTTCTGTGCTTTTCCAAGAACATCATTCCATCCTGGATGTTTGTTGGCGAGTTTATCTCTCCATTCTCCAACCTCTCCTGGACTTGCGGATCCCTGCGACCAATCCCTTTGCCACTCAGGATTGTCCTGATACCACTGCGTGATGTCATGAACACTCATTTCAATCACTTTCGTCTCACCAGTTTCTTTATGAATAATCGGATAAATTGCCATGGGGTTTAATAATGTGTATCGTTATTTAGACCCATTCAAGGGCTTCTGAGACTGCTGGGAATTGTTCGGCAAACACTTTCTTACATGCCTCTGCAATTTCCATATGTTCTTTTTGAGTTCCGTGTGCAGAACGCAGATTGATATAATGAATCCACGACCTGCAAGAGCCTGTCATATAAATTTTTGTAGGAACTGCAAGTGGCAATACAAACCTAGCACACTCCTTTGCCACATCACACTCTAGGAGTTCCTTGTAGAGGTCTTGAGCGGCATCAAAATGATCTTGGATCTTAGAGTAGAGTTCTATCTTAAGGTCTGCTGGGAGGTCGTCTGTGGAGTTCTGGCGGTTCTTTGTGTCCTGCCTACGAAGTTCTGGTAGGGGAATATCCTCTGCAATCAGATTTGTGTCAGCATAACGTTGTGAGAACTCTTGGAATGTGAAGCTACGATGACGCAGAATTTGTGCGGCAATACCACGAGTAGTCTCAATCTCCAGTGTCATAGAAGACTGTTCAAACACAGACCAATGATTATGCTTAATGCAATAAGCAAGCAACTTGGAATAGTTTTCGTTATCCTGATTTGCAGGATTAGAAACTCTCGCAATAAATGCCATTGTTTTTTCTGCATCTGGTGTAATACTAATTAATTTTACAGTCATTTCTTTCCAAATCCTTTTGATGTTTGTTGTTCAATTTGTTCCAATTCTTGTTTTACACTTCGAAGTTGTGCTTTCATTTCTTTCAATTGTTCTCCAGAATAAAGATGATCTTGTTTGATCAATTTTTCCAACAATTTTACAAGTTCTTTTGCTTTATTAGTCATTATAGTCCTCAAAGATTTCGTCGTAATCTAATTCTCTTGGTTTAATATCATCATATCGATATGATGGTGTATCGGAATAAATTTCCGCCTTTAACGAATCAAGAAGAAGTTCCATATTTCGGATTATGAGTTTTAATTTGTCTTTGTCCATCCTTTATAGATCTCTCAAAACATTTTACATAAAAAAAAGGAGGGTGTCAACCCCCCAGTATATTATCGCATTGCCATTACAAGTTTTGCTTGATGCTTGCGTTGTTCTTTTTCCTTTTGCTGCTTGATTAAAACAAGTTGCCAGTTATTTTTATTTTTCACATTTGCTTGTGACATTAGGTTTTCTCCTTAGTGGTTTAGGTTAAAGAGCGTTCCTTCAGTCGGCGGTTGCGTCTATTTTACACTCTTTGGGAGTAATTTTTTTGATTTCCCAAATTAAATCGTTGCGAGTTTGTGGAGGCATATTTGCCTTCATAACTCTTCCAATGATTAACTTTGCTTGTAGACAACTAAGTAAGAGTGCTTCCATAGATGAACGATCCGTTCCGCGTCGGCTTACTTCCGACCCTTTCGGGTTGAACGTAGAGGTATTATACCCCCATTGCGGGTATTTAGTCAAATAATTCTGTAAAATGTGATACAGTTTTACTTGCGCTTTTTCTTTTCTGGAACACTATATCCCCAATTTCTAGGGTTAATCTTACCATAACCCCATCTAATACTACGAATAGTATTGCCTATTTTATCATAGTACATATCAAAAAGATTTACTCTTTTTCCACATCTTGTTAAATCATAACAAATCTCACCATCTACGATATATTCAACAATATATGCATCTGTTGGTACAGTATAATCTTTTGTTTCTTGTAATGTACAATTGTGTTTGAGTATTTCACACCCATAACGAGATTTAAGTTCTTTTATTTCCTGAGCGTTCCAAATATAATTGGAATCTTTATCAGATACTTTATTTTTTTCTGTTGACATTATATTTTCTGCAACTACATTTTTCAATTTTTTAAATCCACAATATTAATTAATAACAATATTAACCACGATTTCCCCAACAAATATCCGGATATGCTTGGGAAACAATGTCCTTTGAAATTTTATACTTTGTCTCTAGATTCTTATCTTTAGTAAGGCAGAGAATTTCCGATTCAAGTGGATGAAGTCCTTGAAGAATATTAATAAACATTGTCTCTCTACGAATAGAAGATAGTCCATCATTACCACCTTTTACAAAATTATAAAATTTGGTATATTCTTTACGAATTGATGATTTACCTTGATCCGTTGAACCAAGTGATTGTGTTCCAAGTTCTCCCATTTTATAAACAGCATCTTCAATTTTTTGACTTAGAGTCGAATTAAAAGATCCTTGTTCACTAACATCAGAGTAAGGAACTTCTCCCGAAGGAAGTAATGAAATTATAGTTTCATCAAAATTCCAAATAAAAATTGCTTTTAATGAATCATGTTCATATTTTTTAAGAACTTCAACCTTTTTAGAAATACTCCTTTGCTTTGAAGCAAGATTGAGAATTTCAAATATAAATGGGTTAGCTGGAAGTTCTAGAATTGGAGTTTCAACAACCTTTTCGGTAACTGTTTTTGGTTGTACCGTTTTAGTTGCCGCTTTAGTTGCTGCTTTAGTCGTCGTCTTCTGTGTCGTCATATTCATAGTCAGTGTTTTCAAATCTAAATGCGATTACTTCATCGGGAATAACATTCCCATGATTATCATAAAATTCAGGATGCATTCTTGGCGTTTCCTGATAACTCAACATATACTCTCTAGCAACCCATCCCAAACCTATTCCCACTATAAGAAATAATACGGTTAAAAATGAGCCAAATACTAAACTGATTGCTAACATTTTTTTTCTCCGGGAAATTACTTCTTTTTTCTTGATTGAAAGTAAAATTCGAAATGAATGGTTGTTTCCCGATTAAGAAAGCAGACCATCTTTTCAAAAATAATATGGAACGGTTTGGTCTGCTTTTTGTTGCCTCCTTTAAGTATAACTTCGACTCCACGATTAATATCGGGGAATTCATTATTATTTATGCCCATCTTAGACAATTTTTTGTTCCCTAAGGAAATTGATTGTATCAATACATCCGCCCAATTTTGTACCGTCACAAACAACTTGTGGGAAAGTTGACCCTTCACCAAATTCTGAATAGAATTCATCTCTAGTAAAGTCGGAATCTAAAGTATAAACTGCAAAGTTACTTTTTGTCAACTCCAAAACAGTTTTGACTTTATAGCAATAAGGACAATCATTTTTGCTGTAAACTGTAAAATTCATAATAGAAAAAAATTAATTTATTGTTAGTATATATTTAAAATCCAAGATTCTTTCTACGAACAAATTTTAAATCATATGTCGTATGTGAAGCGGATAGTGTTTCATTATTAAATGGATATTCAAATGGATGAAAATTCCAATCTGTTCCTTCTTGATTTCTCCAATAGTCTCCCCATTTTTCTCTCATATAATACCCATTACAGTCATGGGCATAATCTATTTTTTCCCTCAATTGAGGATCTGTTCTCCAAGTTTGAGACCCACTATTTTCATAATCTTTTTCGCCATGTAGATATTCTACCGACAGATTATGAATCTTAATATTTTTCTTCACGGTTCTCAAATAATAATCACAATCCTCCATATAAGCGGGATAAAAATTCTCATCAAATAATCCACACTCTTGAATAACTGAATCTTTAATTAAAAACAAATCCCATTGATATTGCTTTCCTTTGATAATATCAACATTTTCATCCTTCGATTTCTCCACAAATTCTTTTAATAAATTTGGAGTAAATGCAATATCATGACTACAGATAATCCAATATGGAGATTGCATGTATGATTTGATAATTAAATTATAAGCTCCAGAGCATCCAATATTTGATGGTAGATTGCAAATATGAATTTTTTGAATAAAGTTATGAGGGGTTTTAGAGAGTCTCTCCAAATCCTCATCAAGTTCACCCCTTCCGTTATTATTAATTACACATAATTCTTTAACAGGATAATCAACACTATCAACTAATCTTTGCAACCAATTAAAACCATTAACAATTGGTACACCAATTACGGGGATTGGATTTGAAAACTCTGGTGGTAATTTTTTTTCAACTTCAACTCCAATACGATTTAAGTTTTCGTATACCGATTGTTGATATTGTGCGTTTAAATCATAATTATTATAGAGATCTAATAAAATTGATTTAGATTCCTCATTTTTTCCCCACCACCAACCAGAGATTGCCTTTTCAAAAAGAAGTCCATATCTTCCAGGATATTCAACATCAGTTAAAAGTGGAGGATTGGATTCAAAATCTGCGTACATCAATGCATTATTAGCATGAATATAACAATCTTGCCACCATTGCCTTCTTTCAGCAAATCTACTTAAAAGAAAATATGCTTCTGGTCTTTTGGGTAATACACAGAGTGCTTGTTCAAGAAGAGATTTTGCACTTCCATCTCTAGTACCTTGCTTATCATAACAATATGATGCACGAATCAATGCCTCATAGGCAAGATTATCATCATCAGATCTCTCAGCGCATCTCAAAAAATAAGAAAGTGCTGGGGCCGTATGTCCCTGATTTTCATACCAAACAGCAATATTAAAATTATGCATTGGATTCTCAGTATCCAAAGAATAATTGGTCAAAAGTTGTTCCAGTTCTGATTTTAAATGAATCTTCTTTATTTCCATTTTAGATTTCCAATAATTCAATACAATATTATGAGCAATTTTATGATTATTTTTTTGTCCAAAATTTACATCGTCATCCTGATCTTTTGAAAATGTTGAATCAAATTCAATATTTTCTACAAATAATGGAACAGTATATGTTTTACCCGTCGTGAATAAAATATTTTCTATTAAAGGCATTATTTCACAATTTGGAATTTCCAAGTGAAAAGTATCACCGTTAATATAAGTATCTATAAGTTTTTTTGCATATCCCCTAGTAATAATATATGCAGTTGCTCCCCAATCATTCCAATATCTATCACGAATAGAAAACGTATCAAAATCTTGCCTAATTGTTAATAACTGAATACAGTCATAATCCATGGGAAAAGTTTTTACAAATTCTTCCCAAGTAAAGTCCCAATATTCAATAGTTTCTAACGAAAGATCATCCTCACAAAAAAATGCAAAATTTTCATTATAATTTTCATACCAATGCTTAATGGCTTTCAAGTGTGATACACAACATCCAGCAGTTCCAGCATTTAATTGATGTAAATATTTACCACTAACACTATCATTAGATTCAGAAAATCTTTTTGAAATTATGGGAGTTAAGGAAATATTATATTTGGAGAATTGATCGTTCATATTTTTTTGACGATCTACACACTCCTCCAAAGACATGTAATATGCAGTTGGAAAATTTTCTAACTTATTCATGTTCCTTTGCAATATAAAATTGAGGATGTACTTCCTCCACTTTCCACTCAGTCATTGGATTCGCATAAATGTAATTTTTTTCCATATTAGATATCCATTCATGATTCATATTAATATGTGTTTGTGCCAAACAAAAATCAGTTTGCCATTCCAATTCTTGGTTTCCAAATCCATTATTTTTTAATACTTCTTTTATTTCATCTCTACGATGTCTTTCAGAATCTGATGCTTCAAAATTTTCTGTTCTTTTATTATCTGGATGAGGAATATGAATTATATTGTGGTCATAATCAATTCCACGATTTTTTAAACCACAATTTTCCAATCTAATCATAATATCTTGATCTTCAGAAGCATACCATTTGCGGAATTTTTCAGAAAAACCATTTACCTTCATAAAATTGTCTTTTGAAAGGTAAAGAAATCCAAACAAATACTTATAATAAGGATCGAATCCTCTATCAATAGTATTTTGTCCACAAACAAAAGATTGATCATCTATAAAATAGTTTTCATTTTCAAAAAAACTAAAGTATGGATTTAAGATATAGTCACAATCCATTTTAAGAATATACTTACTGGTCGCTAACACAGCAGCAAGATTTAATGGTTGTGGTTGATTAAAATACTTTTGATCGGGTACTGATACAATTTTAATCCTTTTATCCCATTTTGTCAAATATTCCAACGATTCATCTGAGCTCCAATCAACAATAATAATTTCAGAAATTTGGTCAAAATTTAACCAAGATCGAAGAGAAATATTTAATGCAGGATTTCTATTTTTACAGGCACAAATAGCGGTAATAGATTTTTCAAACATATTCATATAATTAATTTTTTGTATATTGCCAAACACCAGAAGAATGTACGATCACGCTATCGCCAAAATATTCATGAACAGCTTTTGATACTCCAGGAAAATGATTATAGTCATCTCCACAAATAATTCCATTTTGTTTTAATTTTGGATACCATGCAGTAATATCAGCAAGAACATCAGAGTATTCATGTGAGGCGTCAACATAGATTATATCAATGCTACTATCATCAAATTCGTTGCAAGAATTTAAACTAGTACCCCTAATAGTTTGTACATATTGAGAGACTTTACAATAATCAAGATGCTTTTCATATTCTTGTAAAAAACTAGAATTATTTGCAGTCAATTGAGTTGAGATATCAATATGACATTGTTCAGTTTGACTGCCTTCAAAGGTATCAATTGCATAGAATTTCACATCCTTATTTGACTTTTTAATCAATTCAGCAATGTAACAAGTTGATCTTCCCATGAAACATCCAACCTCAACAACAGTTGATTCTGAAGGAATTTCCTTTATGTACTTTTTAAATACTTCGGTGTGTGCAAACCATCCCGGCACGTGCTCCCAACTTGGATTTTCTGGAGTATTTAAATTTCCATAATTGTAGTAAGTATTATCTATAGCATTGGTTGGAATTATTTTTACAAATTTGCTACTACTATTACCAAATATAAAATCAGTAACAAACTGCTTTGAAACGCGAAGAAGGTATGCGGCGTTGTCTTGAAATCCAAAAGTGATCAAATAATCATTTTCATACTCACACATACCAACAGCAAATTCCACTTCTGCATTTAAAAATGCAAATTGATCAGAAACTTTTACAATATTCCAATCTTTATCCCAAACAACAAATCGATGACGATATGTACCATCTTTCCTATCCGCTGGACTACGGAAAAGATACGTTTCGTGATTAAGACAAACACGATACTCCCCCATAGGAATTACTTGAGATCCTCCACGAAGATCAATGCATCCAAGATTTTTCCAATCTTTAACCAGAACTTGTTCTGTGGTATTTGTCTCTATATCATATTTTACAACTTCAGTTCCATTAGTCCATTTGACAAAGTGATATGGCATATCAAGAATTGGCATCCAATTCTTTTCACAATATGATCCTTCATTCCCAACATGATTTGGAACTGGAATGCGATATTGGGCAATTTCCTTTACTCCATCTTCAGTGATTTCAATTTCAGAGAGTTCCATTCTACCAATACCGGTAGTTTCAAGATCTCGTCTTACTCCACACATGTAGAGTTTTCCATCCCATCGAACAATTCTTGCATCTTCAAGTCCAACAAATTCCCAAAGTTCTTTATCTGGAAACTTTGATGTATCGATATGATTGTATCGTTTAATTTGCATATTTTCATCAACTTCGCACATAATATTTTTTGTACGAAGACGCAAATCATTCTCGGGATGAATATAAACCAATGGTCCCCAATGATGCTCAAATTTTTTCTTTTCAGAATGATAAAGGGTATAATTTATATTTCTAAGATTCATAAGAATCTTTCCATTATCATTATAAATTGATGGGTTAGTTACCGCAGGCCCCATCAAATATGAAGATGGGACCAATAATGGATGAATACTTCCACCATTTTCTAATGCACGTTTTACAAAATTCATAATAACTAAAAAAATTTATTATTCGGTTACTTCTTCAGCAGTGGTTTCTACAACTTCAGGTTGTGGTTCTGGAACTGGTGTAGTAATAGTGATTTCGATCTGGTGATCCGCACCATGCTCTTCAATCAATGCTGCTACTTCCTCAACAGTATAACCAGTAGTATTTGCTGGATCCGCAGTCAAGTGATATACATGCATCAAAGGCATTGTAAGAGTTTCAGTTTTAGTATCCATTTAAAATTTCCTCCAAAGTTCTTTTGAAAATTTAACCCAGTCTTGGATTCTAGTATCCCAACTGTAGTAGTTATTTATTACTTGTACTTGAGCGGTGCTATCAAACTGCCCATTTCGGTATTCCGTAATAGTTTGTTTGAGTTCTCCTGCAAAACGCTCAATGTGCTTTTGACGATCAGGAATATACCCATAAAGACGAGCAAATCCCATTCCAGTCTCAGGAAGTGCTGCAAGATTACTTGCAACAACAGAACATCCAGCAGCAAGTGCTTCAATCAAACAAATACAAGATGTCTCTTGGAAATATGATGGATATGCAAAGATATGAGTCTTCATGAGTTGCTCACGGATCTTAGAGTTATTCGTTCTTGTATGGCGAACAATTCTCTTATCAGCATTTGCAAGTGCTAAGCAATAGCGAAGAAACTGTTCTTCTTGCTCATTGACATGAGAGTATTCATAAGTTTGCAGGCCCTGAGCATATTGTTTTTTACGCTCATCAGGATCAAGTTCATGAAAAATATGAAGTTCAAAGTCCTCTTCTGGAATTAGTTTAATACCTTCTAGAAGAAGATCCAATCCACGAATAGGATTAGGATGGAACATCAATTGAAGTTTTCCTTCTGGTTTTTTATGTGATTCAAATGGATGAATAGCATTCTTAAGAACAAAACATTTTTCCATGGGAAGATTAAACTTCTCACCAAATCTTTCGTACTGCCAGTCAGAAACAAACACATATGCCTTGAAATGTTTCTGGAATTGTTTATCCATCAACTGTTCAAGACCAACCTCATTATGATGAGGATGCAACCAAACAATGTTAGAATTATCTGGTGCAATAATATTATCTCCAGGAATCACACACCAGTGCCAATCAGCAAGATCTGGTGCGGCAGGAAGAACTAAATCTTGCCATGCTCTTCCCATAATCTCCGTACCACCAGTTCCATCAGGATTCAATGATGCCTCAAGAAGTGGTGGCATATTGTTGTGAAGAAACTCTGGTTTTGTTACAACTTCAGGTTCTGGCATTTTATAATATTCTTCTGCGAATGTTTTAATTATAGCACTTTTAAAGTCTTCTGGAAAGTTTGAAAAGTCATATTTGATGAATTGCTTATTCTCATGCTTACGATCTAAAAGATCAGTTCCAGTTTTAATTGCTTTAAGAATGTGCTGTTCGTTTTTAATTTCATCTGTATTGAATTCCTGATGAGCATAAGATTCAATCTTTGTTTTGATTTGTTCAACACCACCAAAAAATGTAAGATGCCATCCAGACTTTTCTGCAAATGGGAATGAAAAACAATTTGCTCTTAAGTAGTTACATCCTTTTTCTAAGGCATTTCCAACTGTAGTGAATACAGTTCCCGCCCAAGTATCATTTTCATAAGTGTTAAAATTATAATAAAAGTTATCACATATTGCAGTTGCAAATGGTTCTTTAGAAATATTATCTTTCATATAAAGGATGAGTTCCTTTTTAGGAATCTCATCGGCATCACTTAACATGAAAAGATCTTCAAAAGCAAACTGAAATAGACCTTTACTAATATGATCTCTCTGACCTTGTTCTAGTTTCCAAAATCCAGATTCAAAATCACATTCTTCTTTGTTACTAAAATCATATTCACTAATGTCTGGTTCATATTGCAATCTAATAATTTTATTACGAAGTTCTTCATCAAACTGATCAATCACTTGATCCAAATAATATGGTTTTGGTTTTCCAGAATGCGTATAGTTACATTCTGAGATTACAAAATAATCTACCACATCACGAAGATATTCCAATCTTAACTTAAGAATATCAAACTCATTGAAAAATGAAAATCCATCAATAACTTTCATCACAACACCTCCTTAAGAAAGTTTTCCATAGGAGACTTTTTAAATACTTCTAGAGCATTTTCTGCACCATTATCCATTTGTACTGGATTTCTAAGAAGTTCGTATGCAGTGTTAACAAACTCATGATAAGGTGCTGTATAAGATGTTTGTTCCATATATGAAGGAAAATCAGTATCTGGATTTCTTTCACAAAGAACAGGAACATTATTTTGAATCAAATGACTTATACGAACCATTTCAAAGATCTTATTGTCATTGTTATGTAGATTAATCACCAACTTTGCTCTCTTAATATAATCATCTCTTTCATCACCATAAATGCTATTAATAGAAACAAAATTAATATTTGGATCCTTTTCAAAGACTTCCATTACAGCAAGTCTTCTAGGAGAAGGATTCATATAAGCAAGAATGTCAATATCCCTTTCTTCAGGTCTATTTCTTTCAAAATAACTAATCTCTGGAACGTAACCAATCTTACAGTGTTTGATGTTCTCAACTCCTGCCTTACGAAGAACTTCAACATTTCTCATTGAATAGTCCCACACTTCAAGACCACGATACTTACGACACCAACGCATACATTCTGGGGCATCTTTCATTTGCTCCAAGGAATAAATGATCGTATCCTTTGGAATATCATGTCTCACAACATCCACAGGACAGTGATGCATCCCAAATACAATGTTTCGTGCATTAGTTTTAAACTCATTCACACTATTGGTAACTTCATATCCCATTCTTTGAAGAGTGAAGAACATCGCTGCTTCAATTTCATTAAAGACCTGAGAATGAACATAAAACCCATTATCGGGTACAATACGGCATAAATTAAATTTCACGAATAAACTCTCCAAAATTCTTTTTGATTTCGTTAATAAGATTTATATCTTTACTCACAACTCCCAATCCGTTGCAATGTCCAAAATTAGTTTTAGGAAGACTGATCTCTTTAAAGAATCTACTCACACCGAACTCTGGATTTTCAACCATGGTATCATGCATTAGTATTATACCACCTTCTTCCAAAAATGGCGACCACTTCTCAAAATCATTCTTGACTGCCTCATAGGTATGAAGACCATCAATATGAAGAATATCAATCTTCTTATCCCAGGTTTGAACCACATCATCAAAGAATCCCTTAATGAAAGTAATATTATTCAGTTCAAGTTCTTTCTGTTTATCGGTCACATATTTGTAAAGTTGCTCAGTATCTCTTTCTCCTGCATGGACATCACCTTCAAAACTATCAATACCATAAACATGCCCAATCTCAGGAATCGCAAAACAGAAAGTTGAGTATGCATAATCAACTCCCAGATCCACAATCGTTTCTGGTTTCTTATAGCGAACAATCCAATCAGCAAACCGACGATGATCTCTCCAGTTGAATAGATTCTTACTACCAACTTCCATCAGAATATCAAGTTTGTTTCTGGTGTATTTTGTCTCATCAGTTTTAATATCTTCACGATACATCTCAGGTGGGAAGTATGTGAAGTATCTTTCTAGCCCCTGATTATCATATTGATGATGGCGACGATAATGAAAACAATGTTGCTTTGGATTACCAGTTGCCATCCAAAGTTCAAAACAATAGCGATAGTTTTGAAGTTCTCGCATCATTGCTTCTACATCCATATACTCTTCAATCTTAACTGGATGTTTCAGTTTGCGAATATAATCATTTCGTGCCCACCAGAAGTTTCCAGCATAGTGCTGAACCACAAAATCCAATTTAATATCATGGCGTTCGACCCAATCAACACCACAACATTCATATCCTTCGTCCAGTTTAGCAATACAATCTTCCCACTTTTCAATATTATAATACTGCATATAGTGTCGCCAATCTTTAATGGCACCAGCAATATGAGTTGTATAAGAACTTATTCCTTTATTATGAAAATAGAAAACATATCCATCCTCATTTTGGCAGTGCTCATAAATCTTTGCAAGAGTTTGACCCTCATAAAGATTTGGTTGCTCTCCTAAAGGACGAGTATCAATGATATTCACAAATGGATAGCGATCTTTGATATAACCGAATACCATCTCATCATATGAATGTCCTGTCTTGGAATTATGCAATCCAAGAGGAAGAGTCACACACATATTAATTCTTGCCTTATCAGCAAGTCCAGATGATTTTAACAGTCCCATCTGCTCATCAATCCACCAAACCCACATATTATTAGTATCGGGAATGAATAAATGATAGAAAACTGTAATGGTTTTTTCGACTTTCTTTTCGTTTCTATACTGTAACATAACGCTCTCTTGGATAAGGTGCATAGTAATGATCAATCGCACTATAATGAATCGATCTTACCTTTGGACTATTGGTTGCCATCCAGACTTCATAACAGAATCGATGGCCTTCAAACTTTTCTGTAAATTTTTCATCATAATATGAACTCCTGTCCAGAACATTCGGAAGAGTTTTAATATAATCAGTTGTTGCCCACCAGAAGTTTCCTGCAAAATGAGGATAAGGGTCACGAGTCCAGTTCGTAGAAACTGCATCAACCTGATCATCTTCTAGTTTTTTAATACAATCCTTCCACCTTTCAACACACCAATAGTTCATATAATGGCGCCAATCTCTTGTTGGGATTGTTTGATGTGAGTTTATGGCATGAAGCATTCCTTTAGAATGAATATAAAGAACATATCCATCATTTGCTTTTGAATATGTTTGAAGTTCTTTGAGTGTTTGTCCTTCAAATAAGTTCTCTTGTTCTCCTTTACCTTCAAGAATTCTAGAGGAAAGGATATTTACAAAAGGATATTTTTGTCTCACATAAATCTTGATTTCATTAATGGCATGATCTGGAGCAGCATAGCACATATTTACAGTTGCCACATCTGCAAGTCCAGAGGACTTAATCAATCCAAGTTGTTCATCCAAAAACTTATTCCAGAGACTATTGATTGCTCCAAGATGATAAAAGACTGCAAGTTTTTTCATACTACAATATTAGATTTCACATGTCCTACGACTACAGTGGGATCTACATGAACTTGATATCCAAGATCTGCGACTCTTTCACACCAATAAAGATCTTCGCCCAATGGAAGATCATAAATCTCACCATCAACTTCCTGAGTAACTTTACCCAGTCCGTACCAAGGACGCTTCAAGGATTCAAAAACTCCTTGATTAACACACATGAATCCAAGGCCAACACCATATGCGGGAAATGAATCTCCAGTTTGTTGAAGTGCTGTGATTTCTTCACGACTCATGGGACGAAAATCATCTTTGTTGCGATGAATCATGGCATCGGCACCTTGTGCTTCATAATAAACTCCAGAGATAATGTCTTTATCAGACTGAAGTAATTTTATAAACTGATCAGGATTCCAAACAATATCACTATCAATACAGAAGATTTTATCGTAGGTGTATTGACCTTTTCCTGGTGCCCGATTAAAAACTTCCAGTTGGCGACTACCAGTAATCGTTGCTTCTCGTGCATTAGTGACAAGAGATGCATATTCATTTTGATAGTGCCAGGTGATATTATTTGCCTGAAGAACTTGAATCGTTCCCAGCAGTGATTTTACATATTCAGACACCAGTGATTTTCCTGGAGTCATGATTACTACATTAAAATGAGTCATAGGATTACCATTTTTTGATGACCGACACGAACTTTTGGATTGCACCAGATTTCAAATCCATGATCTCTGATATCTTCACACATAGCAACATCTTCAGAACACATATCTTCAAGAACAATTCCATCTTCACGAATGAGTTGAACTTTCTTTGGTGCAAACCAAGGATAAGGAATCTTTTCAAAGATACCTTTCTTCATCAGAACCCAACCAAATCCACAGTATTCAATCTTAAATGGTTCTGAGCGGCGTTGCATATCTTCAATCGTTTCAAAATAATAAGAACCCTTCTCAAGAAGAAGTTTCTTATCCATATTCACAACAACAGTTGATTGATTGGATACAGGAGTTCCATTCGACTGAACATACCATCCAGTAGAAATATCCTTATCCATTTGCAGAAGTTCTATCAGATCTTCTGTCTTAAAAATAATATCACTATCGATCCACATAATATAGTCATAAGGAACTTGACCCCTCCATGGAGTCAGTAGTGTCCCTGCAAAGTTATCTGCCTGCAGACAATCAGTTCTGGCGAAGTTTACCATCGAACTGTATTTCTGCGAAATATAAAAGTTGATTCCCATTTGATTGAGATCAAACAAAAGGCGAATCATCTGAGTCATAAAGGTTCCTGAATATGAAAATCCAGGAAGACAGAATGCTATTGTTTTTCCCTTGAAATCATTCTTCGGTTGATTTGAATAATTAAGCATAAACTAAAGTCATATACTAATGATTATAGCATATCTAGGCAAGTTTTACCACCAGGTTATTTTAACATATCCATTTCCACCCGAAGCACCATCTCCAAATCTATTTTGTTCTTGAGAATATCCTCCACCACCTCCACCACCTCCACGAGTTCCAGCGCCACCATCTCCTGCCACAGATTGTGTTGTGGATGATGCAGTAGCAAGAGTTCCCGAAGGTCCAGCAGCAACAAATGAGGACCCATAAATCAATCTTGTAATATTAGTCGTACCAAATCCAGAAGATCTTACAATCCATGCGATTGCATCAGTTGAAGATCTGATTGCCCCACCAACACTACCAGCAACATAAATGTTATTAGTATAAGCAAGAGCATTAATCGCGGATGTACCAAATCCTGATGTTCTTAACGACCAAGTAATCGTATCCGTTGAAGTACTTAAGATTCCATTGTTTCCAGCAGCAACATAAGCACCGCCTAGACCACCATAGGTAAAGGCATTAATCGCTGTTGTAGTAAATGTATTAAATCCAGAAGTTCTTATGGCCCAGTTGATATTATCAGTAGAGATCATAATATTGTATTCATTCAGAATATTTGTTGCTGATGCTACTGTGTAAAGTCCTTCTGAATCTAAAGCAGTGATTGATGTAGTATTATTTGCAGTTGTTCTAACTGTCCAGGTTATCGTATCTGTGGATGCTTGCAATAATCCGCCAGTACCGTAAGAAAGTAAAAGAGTTTGAGTAGAAGTTGCAATAGTCCCACCTCCACCACCGATTACATAAAGGTTATTGCCATAAGCACCACAAAAAATTGATGTTGCACCAAACCCAGATGTTCTTAATGCCCAAGTAATACCATCGGTCGATGTTCTTTGTTGTCCATTTGTCGTTGCAATATAAAGACCATCATTATAAGTTAATCCATAGGAGTTAATAGCATTTATAAATCCAGTAGTTCTTAATATCCAGTTAATAGTATCGGTTGAAGTTGCAAGGTATGTTGAGTTGCCTGAAGCAACTATAAATGTATTTGTTGGCAAAGATCCATAAACTGAAGAGAATAATTGAGAACCTGGGGATCCAGAAGTTCTTAAGGTCCAAGAAATCGTATCTGTAGAAGTTGCGATACCACCAGATCCACCAGTTGTATACAAATAAACTCCATTTCCATATGTAAATGTATAGGCATAAGATGGAAATATAGCGGTTCTCAATTGCCAATTAATATTATCAGTAGATGCTGCTAAGAAATAATTTGTACTGAAGATTGAGTCATTTCCCCACCCTAAAGTAAAAGCACCAGCGGAAGAAAATCCACCAGTTGAACCAAAATTTTCAGTTCCTAATGGTGCAGTTCTTGTGGTCCAAGATACAGAATCAGTTGATGCTCTTAAAAATGCTCCATTACCATAAGAACTTAAAATTGTTTGAGTTGATGTTACCAAAGTACCAGAAGCACCTCCCATTATATAAGTATCAGTTCCATAAGCAAGTGTATTAATATCAGAAATGCCAAATCCAGAAGTTCTTAAAATCCAAGTAATCGCATCAGTAGAAGTTCGAGTGGTTCCAGATGCACCAGCAGCAACATAAAGATTACTATTATAAGCAAGAGTACTAATTGTGGATGCACCAAATCCTGATGTTCTTAAAGTCCAATTAATAGTATCTGTTGAAGTATTTAATATTCCATTGTTACCACCAGCAACATAAACGATCCCATAACCAAAAGCATTAATCGCCGTCGCACCAAATCCAGAAGTTCTTAAAACCCAGTTAATGTTATCTGTAGAAACAATTAAATTACCACTAATATTTCCTGAACTTACACCAGAAGCAAAAGAATAAGAACCACCAGAACCTAATGTAACAATATCTACAATCTGGGAATAAGTTCTCAAAGACCAAGATATTGAATCTGTAGAAGCACTCAAAAGTGAATAGATAGGATCAACAGAAGAGGCAGTTGATAGAGTGTTTGTTGCGTTAGATGCTATTAAAAATAGATTATTCCCAAAAGTAGATGCAAAAATTACTGTAGTACCGAAACCAGAACCTCTTAGAGTCCAAGTAATACCATCTGTAGAAGATGAATTAGTTCCAGAAGCGCCACCAGCGCCATAGGTATTATTACCATAAGAAAGTGTATTAATCTGAGAAGTACCAAATCCAGAAGTTCTTAAAGTCCAAGCAATTGTATCTGTTGAAGATAATAAGGTTCCAGAAGCACCCCCAACAACATAAAGATTTGATCCATTATAAGCAAGTGTAAGAATATTGGAAGTACCAAACCCAGAGGTTCTCATAGTCCAAGCAATCGCATCCGTTGATACCGATATTGCACCACCAGCAGTTGCAGCAATGTAAGCATTGCTTCCATAAACAACAGCACTAATTGAAGATGTACCAAACCCTGTTGTTCTCAAAGTCCATTGAATAGCATTTGTAGAAGATATTAATCCTGCTATTCCACCAGATCTACCGCCAACATATTTTTCTGTTGGTGTTACACTATATGCGAGAGTAGAAACCACTCCACCACCAAGAAATCCACCAGTTCTTAAAGTCCAGTTAATTGTATCTGTTGAAGTTCTTATCTGTGGCCAAGAATCTCCAACAACATAGATACCGCCACCGAAGACCATCGTTTGCATAATTGATGCTGGGGCCGCGTTTGCAGAAGTTCTTAAAACCCATTGAATAGCATTTGTAGAAACTTGAACAGAAGCATTTGTTCCATAACCACCAGCAAGATAGAATCCATTACCAAATGTAAGAGCACCAAGACCCGTTGAAGTTCCAACAACTGTTCTCTGAGTCCATACTAATGGTTCCCCTCGACTATTAATTAAATATTCACCATTAAAGTAAGTAGAACTAACAATACCAGTTGATCCAAATCCTGATGTTCTTAAAGTCCAAGAGATTGTATCTGTTGAAGATATTAATGTTCCAAGAGATTCTCCCATATAGTTTGTTGTTGCTGCAACATAATAACTACTACTTGAAGCAAGAGTAGTAATTGATTGAGTATTAGTGACCGTTGTTCTTAAGATCCAAGTAATTGCATCAGTAGAAGCAGCAAAATATGCTCCAGTACCAAACGAAGATAAGATTGTTTGAGTTGATGTGACAATCACACCCGCAGCTGCGGCAGCAACATAGTTGGTTCCGTCAGATGCCATTTCAACAAAATCTTGTACTGTTCCAGAAGTTCTAGTAATCCAAGTGATTGTATCTGTAGAAGTTGCGATTCTTCCTCCAACAGACGCAGTAACATAAAGATTACTATTATATACTAAACCATATATTCCACTTGTACCAAATCCAGAAGTTCTTAATACCCATTCAATACCATTCGTTGAAGATACTATTGAACCAGAGTTACTAGTGGCAGTATAAGTACTTGATACATAAACTATATTTGTACAACCTCCACTCATAGGTGATGTTCTTGTTGTCCAAGCAATTCCATCTGTGGATGCTCTTAAAAGTGGTCCACTACCTCCAACATAATAGTCAGATCCATCATAAATAGCAGATACAATGCTAGATGTTCCAAATCCAGAAGTTCTGATTGTCCAGGCAATAGAATTGGTAGAAGAACTTAATCTACCACTTTGCCCAGCAATAATATATTTTTCAGTTTCACTAGACCCATAGGAAATAGATCCAATCCAAGAAGTTCCAAATCCTGATGTTCTCAAAAACCAAGAAATCGTATCCGTAGAAGTAAGAAGACCTCCAGAAGTTACAGCACCACCAACAATAAAGTAGTTAGTTCCATCATAAGTTCCAGATTGTGTATCAAAAAATGGTGCTATAACAGGAGATGTTCTTGCGGTCCAGGACACACCATCTGTTGATGCTCTCAAAAATCCAGTGGATGTTACTGCAGCAACATAAAGACCATTTCCATATATTAATCCTTGTATTGTGGAAGTACCAAATCCTGAAGTTCTTAAAGTCCACATTACTGAGGGTGAATTTCCACCAACATAATAATTCGTACCTTTGAAACCAGATGCATTAATTGAACCAATAGTTCCAGAAGTTCTTAGAGTCCAAGTAATAGATGTAGAACTTCCTCCAATTAAATATTCACCATTAAAATATGAATAAAAATTGATTCCACTGGATCCAAATCCAGAACTTCTTAATGACCAAGATACTCCATCTGTTGATGTAGAGATAAGACCACCAGCAATTCCATTAGATCCTCCAATCAAAAACGAAGTTCCACCATAAATTGCATGAAAAATAGTAGGACTTGCCCCAAATCCAGAAGTTCTTAAAGTCCAAGTAACTAATGTTGATGCAGCACCACCAATCAGAAACTCATTATTAGAATAAGTAACTGCACTAATCGTAGTTGTTCCAAATCCAGTGGTTCGTGCGATCCAGGTGATATTATCTGTAGAAGCAATCAAAGCAGTCTGAGAAATATAGTTTGTTCCCGCCGCAACATAGTAACTATTACTTGTAGATAATAATGTGATTGTTTGAATATTGGAGTTAGTTCTTAAAGTCCAAGATACTCCATCAGTCGAAGCAGTTAGTAATCCACCATTTCCAAGAGAACTTAAAGTACTTTGTGTCGAAACTGCTAAAGTTCCTATATTACCACTAGCAATATAAGTGTTGTTATTATAAAAAATACTTAACATATTACTATTTAAGTTTGAAGTTCTCAAAATCCAAGTAATACCATCAGTTGAAGTTGTATTGGTTGGTCCTGCTCCGCCAGCAGTAAAAATACCACCATTATAAGCGATGGTATAGATTATATTAGAACCAAATCCAGCAGTTCTTAAAGTCCAAGAAATGGTATCGGTGGATGTTGAAAGATATCCAGATGTTCCACCACCAACATAAAGATTAGATCCATTATAAGCAAATGTATAGATGTTTTGCGTCGTTCCAGATGTTCTCAATATCCAAACAGTCGCATTAGTGGATACGAGAATCTGTGCTGGAGAAGAACTTGGTGAAACAACATAAGGATTTGAAGCGCCAGTTGCATAGGTAAATGCAGCAGAATAACTCGTTACCGCTGTTGGTAAAGTTGCACTTTGAGTCCAAATAATAGAATCCGTAGAGTTAATAAAGATTGGTGGATTTGTGTTTGAACTCAAAATAGAAAATCTACCATCCACATAAAGCATACTTGAATATTGTGCCGCAGTAAATCCAGCAGTTCTTACCGTCCAGGTAATCGCATCAGTTGAAGCAGTGATCCACTGACCATTGCCACAAGCAACATATCTTCCAACACCATAAGCAACAGATCCAATCGCTGTTGTACCAAATCCAGAGGTTCTTAAAGTCCAAGTGATAGCATCTGTCGAAGACGCAAGAACTCCAGATTGAGCACAATAAAGATAAAGTGATGATCCATCATAAGTAATCGGATATCCACCAGTGGTAAATCCACCAGGACCAATATTGGCAGATACTTGACCAGAAGTTCTTAAGACCCAGGTAATAGTTGGTGTAAATCCTCCAGCAACATGGAAACTATTACCATATGTAAGCGCAGCAATCGCGGTTGTACCGAATCCAGAAGTTCTTAAATACCAACTATTGATTCCAGTCGAAAGTGCTCCTCCACCTCCACCACCAGATCCAATGTTTCCAGTATAAGATCCAGGAATACCATCAATGCCATTACCACCAGAAGCACTTCCTGCAGTATTATATGCATTTCTATAATAATATGTTAGAGAGTTTCCACCCGCTCTTGTATTAAATGCACCACCACCGCCACCAGTAACTTGATATGTATTTGATTGAATTGCATTGTTTACACTTGCCCATGATGTTAATCCAGCACCACCAGCAAGACCAGCAGTAGTATAAAGTGGGTTTAAAGTCACTGCGGCTGCGGCACCTGCAGTTCCTGCAGTTACATCGGATGAAGATGCTCCAGTTCCTCCAGAAGATGTTAAGGTATAAGTAGCGGTTCCTGTTGGAGATTTTCCAGTCCAAGTTAGGGTTGTATTTCCACCAGATGTGGGTGTAATTAATAATCCCGATCCCCCAGCAAGAAAAACAGTTCCATAAGTAAGACCATAAAGTGAAGTTAATGCACTATTTGTTCTTAAAGTCCAAGTAATCGCATCAGTTGATGTTACAGTAGTACCACCATACTGATTGACAAAAATTCCAGAATTATAAATTACTCGATAAGATCCAATAGCATTTGGAGTAGTTCTAATTGTCCATCTAATTGTATCTGTGGAACTTGCAAGTTTATTAAATCCCGCTGCAATATGAATTCCATTACCATATGCCAAATTGTTAAGTTGCTCTGCACCAATTCCAGATGTTCTTGCAGTCCAACGAATAGCATCAGTTGATACAAAAATATTACCATTAAGATCCCCAACAATATATGGAGTTGATTCCGAAGATACATAATTTGATGAAAGTATTGAACTTGATCCACCACAAGTTCTAATTGTCCAAGTAATAGCATCGGGACTTGTGATTATTGCCCCATTAACACCAGTCATAACATAAGTTCCACTTGGTGCAGTACCATACATTAAAGAATATTGGGTAGAGTTTGGAATTCCACTAACTCTTATAGTCCAAACAATCGCATCAGTGGATGTCCCATAATAACTTGGAAATATTCCAACATCAGTTCCAAAAACATATAATGATCCCGAATAAATCAAAAGTGGGCCACCCCCTAAACTTCGTCCAATTCGAGTTGTTCCAAATCCAGATGTTCTCAAAATCCAAGTATTTGTATCAACAGATGTTGCAATTGTTCCAGAATCTCCAACTGCAACATAAAGAGAATTTCCATATACAAGATGATTAATTGTAGTTGCTCCAAAAGCACTGTTTGTTCTGGTCCAAATAATCCCATCAGTACTACTAATCATTGTTTTAATATTACCACCAGTTCCTCCAGTACCTGGAGTTACTGTGATTGTGGGCGCATCTCCAAATTCTAGACGACGAATCAACCAAGAGTTATAAGCACCACCACCTCCTCCACCACCAGATCCAACAGTTCCAGTTGCTTTTCCTGCTGCTCCGCCTCCACCAGCACCGATTGCTTCAATATAAATCTGAGATGCTGTTGGAGGAATATAAAAAGTTTGTGCTCCTGATGCAGTAAACTCCTGATATCCTCGATATATTGGAGAACCGATTGTACTAGATGTAGAGTTAATCGTTTGCCACTGTTTTGCAGTTATATTGGAAACCGCAAGAGTTCCAGATACACCACCAGCAACAATCGAAGAACCATAAACAGAAGTTGTGATTGAAGTAGATCCAAATCCACTAACTCTCGAAATCCAAGAGATTCCATCTGTAGATATTGCTAGTGTTCCCGCAGAACCAAAGGCAACAAATTGGGTTCCACCATAAAATAAACTATTAATCGCCGTCGTACCAAATCCAGTTGTTCTTAAAGTCCAAGAGATTGTATCTGTAGAAGTTCTTAAGAGACCAGCATTGCCAGCAATAGTATAAGTATTATTACCATAACCAAAAGCATTAATCGCCGTCGCACCAAATCCAGAAGTTCTTAAAACCCAGTTAATGTTATCTGTAGAAACATTTAAAAATCCAACTTCACCCATATAGTTGGTTCCATGAGCAAAAGCATAAGAACCACCAGAACCTAGTGCAGTGATTGCTAGTGTATTAACTGCAGTTGTTCTAGAAGTCCAAGAAACTCCATCAGTTGATGCCCGTAAAAGTGCTCCAGTTCCAAATGAAGATAAGATTGTTTGATTGGAAGTTTGTATGTCTCCAGTATTAGTACCAAAGACATAGATATCATTTCCAACTCCAATCGTCGATATTGCAGTTGTACCAAATCCAGAAGTTCTTAAGACCCAAGTAATCGTATCAGTCGATGTTACAGTACTTCCATTTTGACCAGCACCTACATAGACTCCATTATTATAAGTAAGTTGTAATAGTGATGTAGATCCGAGTCCAGAAGTTCTTAAGACCCAATGAATCGCATTCGTTGAAACGGTTATATATGTTGCACCACATCCAAGATATAGATTATTTGCATAGATTAATCCAACTAATGAGTTACCAGCACCAATCGCAGTAGTTCGAATCACCCAAGCAATCGAATCTGTGGAAGATGATGTGAATGATGGTACAGATGCAACATATTTTTCAGTTGCATTTTGCCCATATGCCAAAGCATTAATGGTACTTGTACCAAATCCTGTTGTTCTTAAGGTCCAAGAAATAGTATCTGTCGAAGATATAATAGTACCAGATGATCCTCCAGTAACATAAAGACTTCCACTATATACGAATGTTGGTCCACTATTACCAACACTGTTTCCCAGAGTGGCAGTTGTTCCAACGGTTCTCGCTGTCCAGTTAATACTATCAGTCGAAACAAGAACATTACCTTGATTCAAATAGTTATTTGATGTTGCAAGATAATATCCACCACCAGATGTTAAGGCAGTAATACCTTGAGTGTTGAGTCCTGCAGTTCTTAATGCCCAAGAAATAGTATCGGTTGAAGCCCTTAAAATTGCACCATTACCAATCGATCCCAAAATACTTGTCGTTGATGTTGAAATTGTAGGTACTGAAAATCCAGGTCCTGCCACCACAAAAGTATTATTACCATAAGTGGAGGTATATATTGTAGATGTACCAAATCCAGAAGTTCGTGCAATCCAAGTAATCGCATCAGTTGATGTTGCAGTATTTCCACCAGCACCACTCGCATTAAAAATTCCATTACCATAGGTCAATGCATACACATTGGCACCCATTGTACCTACAGTTCTTAAAACCCAACTAATACAATCCGTAGATGATGCAATATTAAACCCACCGATAACATATAAAGAATTTCCATAAGTGGAAGTAAAAATTGCATTAGCAGGAAATCCAGTGGTTCTTAAAACCCAGTTAATTCCATCAGTGGAAGATGAAAATGATCTAGCAACATTAGTAGTTACGCCATATGTATTGATTGGGGTATTCCCATAAACAATTGAATATATGCTAACAAATCCCAATCCAGTTGATCTTGCAAACCAACTAATTGAATCGGTAGAAGTTGAGAAATAACCTCCACTACCACCCACAAGATAAACTCCATTTCCATAATTGATGAGAGGTCCAACATCAATAGCATTTGAATAATCTAAAGTAGTTCCAGAAGTTCTCTTAGTCCAAAAAATACCATCTGTCGAAACTGTTATGGATCCAGCAAGACCAGTAGCAACATATAAATTATTACCATATCCAACATTATGAAGAGCAGTTGTACCATATCCCGTAGTTCTCGAAACCCAATTGACTGCATCGGTTGAAGTTAATAATACTGCTCCCGTTCCTCCTGCAAGATAAAGATTGTTTCCATATCCTAAAGAGTATGGAGTAAATACTGTACCAAAAGTTCTTTGAGTCCAGGTTGTATAATCAGCATACCCACCAGCAAGATAGATTCCATTATTATATGCGATACTATAAATCGCTGTTGTACCAAATCCTGAAGTTCTTAAAGTCCAAGAAACGGTTTCTGCTCTACCAGCAATCAAATATTCATTGTTAAAATATATTGATTTTGCAATATTAGTTGTACCAAATCCTGATGTTCTTAAAGACCAGGAAACAGAATCAGTTGAAGAAGTTAAGGTTCCAGAAACTCCAGAAGCAACATAATTTGTTCCTGAAGATGCTAAGTTATTGATCGCGGAAGTACCGAATCCTGATGTTCTTAAGGACCAGGAAACAGTATCGGTTGAAGTTGTTAATGTTCCAGAATCTCCACCATTAACATAAACAGTTCCATAAGTCGCAGCATTAATATTAGTAGTACCAAATCCAGAAGTTCTAAGTGTCCAGTAAAATGCTCCAGGATAAACACTTAAAAACTTACCACCATTTCCAGATACAGATGGATATATTGGAGTACCAGTTAATACAGCATCTGCATAAGTCTTATTTGCCGCATCTGTTGTATTAACTACTGTACTAATACCAGTAATATTATTGCTGCCTAATATTGCCATTTATTCAACATTAATATAAGTTATTTATTACCACCAGGTGATCCTCACAAATCCATCGCCACCATTTCCACCATTCGCAAAAGTAGATCCAATGGCAGCACCTCCACCTCCACCACCTCCACGAGTTCCATTACCACCTGCGCCAGCACTTGATATACCAGCACCTCCTCCACCTCCACCAAAACCATAAGGAAGTGAAGTGATTGCAATACCAACTGCACCATTCGATCCTGTATTACTTCCACCAGCAGAGAAAATAGTATTGCCATAGAAAGTAATCGAACCACCACCACCTCCTGCGGAAGATGGTGTTCCTGCTCCACTACCACCGCCCGTTGATTGGAATGAGTTTGCCTGTGCCGTAGCAGACACTCCAACACCATTGATCGCAGTAACACCACCAGGGCCGCCAGCAGTTGTATAATAATAATTCGTGATATTTGTTTGAGCAATTCCAGCAACACCACCAGCACCACCACCATTTGCAACTAGTGTATAAGTTCCTCCAGGGCCAGTCCATGATATTGTTGTTCCTGCTCCTGCAGATCCAGAACTAGTTTCAGTTGTTGCTCCAGTTCCACCGACTCCAATATTTACACTTACATTTGAAGTTACTATAGATTTGGGAATATACCAAGAAGTATAAGAACCTCCAGAACCGCCAGTACCAGATAACTGAGATTGTGCAGTAATTAAAGATCCAGATACTCCAGCAACATAGTAATTATTATTCACAGATATTGATGATCTTAAAGATTGTGTCGTATTAGAAGTATTTACTCTCCAAACTATAGCATCTGTTGAGACATAAACTCCTCCATTATCACCTGCCAGAAGATAACTCAAAGATGCAGAAGAATATGAAAGAGTATAGATTGAATCTCCAGAAAACCCTACAGTTCTTAGAGTCCAAGTGATTGCATCAGTTGAAGAGGTTAAGAATTTATCAGATCCTGCAGATACATAAACAGACCCATAAGTAAGTGTATTAATCGCGGAAGTACCGAATCCCGATGTTCTTAAGATCCAGGTAATAGTATCAGTTGAAGTATTTAAGATTCCATTATTACCGCCAGCAACATAAACAGTTCCATAACTAAAGGCATTAATCGCAGTTGAACCAAATCCAGAAGTTCTTGCAATCCAGTTAATATTATCTGTAGAAACATTTAGGAATCCAATATCACCTCTATAGTTGGTTCCATGAGCAAAGGTATAAGAACCACCAGAACTTAGTAAAGTTACAGTTAATGTATTGAGTGCTGTAGTTCTTAAGACCCAAGTTATGCCATTAGTTGATGCTTGGAGACGGGCCCCAGTTCCAAATGAAGATAAGATTGTTTGATTGGAAGTTTGTATGACTCCAGAACTTCCCCCAAAAACATATATGTCTTGACCAAAGATACTCGTATAAATGTCATTACCTGAAGGAGAAGTTCTCAATACCCATGCAATACCATCCGTAGAAGTTAGATTAGTTCCAGATGCACCAGCAGCAACATATAAGTTATTATTATGGGAAATGGTATAAAGATTACTTACAGTTCCAGAAGTCCTAAATGTCCATTGTATGGCATTAGTAGAAGTTTCAATAAATCCCGAGTTGCCAACTATAGCATAAACAGAACCTACCGCAATATTGTTAAGCGTAGTGGTAGTTGAAGAAGTTCTGAATGTCCAGTATATGGTATTCGTCGAAGTTTGTATATATCCACTAATACCCGCAAGAACATAGTAGTTACTACTCAGAGTACTATAGATTCCAGAATACACATAATTTGGATTCATTGGTACGGGACTAGTTCTTGTAAACCAACCAATACCATCAGTTGAAGTTGTTATTATTGCAGAAGCACTTAGATAAGTTGGAGTTGGTAAAGATCCATATAATACAGTATGTATTCCATAAATACCAGCAACCATAGGAGCATTGGTTCTTGTAGTCCATACGATTCCATTTGTAGAAGTTCCTGTTCCTCCGCTATTCGAATTATTAATGAACACATATAAATTATTCCCCAAAATAAGACCAGAACCAGCACCATTATTACCATTTCCAACTTGATTTAAAGGAGAAGAAATAGTTCTAAGTACCCAAGAAATAGTATCCGTGGAAGTTGCTAAATTTGAAGAATTTCCACCAGCAAAATAAGTATTATTAGCATAAAGAGATGCTAAAAAACCATTACCAGTTCCAGAAGTTCTTAAGACCCAGGTAATCGTTTCTACTCTTCCACCAATCAAATGTTCATTATTAAAGTAAGTTGCACTATTAATATTGGTTGTTCCAAATCCTGAGGATCTTACAATCCAAGTGATTGTATCAGTTGAAGATCTCAATGCTCCTCCTGCTCCAGAAATAACATAAGTTGTTCCACCTGATGTAATATTTGAAATCGTCGTCGATCCAAAACCAGAAGTTCTTAATGACCAAGTAAGACCATTTTTTGCAAAAGTAGATCCAGTTGTTCCAGTACTTCCACCACCTCCAGCACCAACTGCCTCAACATATAAAAGATTTGCCTGAGAAGGCACTGTAAATGTTTGTGGAGATCCTGTTGTAGAAAACTCTTGATAGTTTGAAACATAATCCCATGAAACACTTGTACCATCAGTCGTAGTTAAAAACTCTCCATCATTTCCAGTTTGTGATGGCAATGTTGAAAGATTATCGACATAAGACTTATAAACACCATCAGTTCCCTGAGTTGCTGTTGTAATGCCAGTAATAAAATTAGATCCTAGTATTGCCATTTATTTTCTCCTATTGCCAACTAATACGAACATAACCATCACCACCATTTCCACCAAATCCTGGAACAGTGCTTGCACCATCATATGCTCCACCACCACCACCGCCTCCACAAACTCCATTTCCACCACGGCCCGCCTTTGTTGCAGTCGTCGCAATCATATCTGAACCACTGCTCACAAGTAGAAAAATATTATTTCCAAAACACCCACCACTGACATTACCACCATTAACCCATCCACCAGTTCTTAAGTGCCAAGTAAAAGAATCGATAGATGCATGAACATAATTAGAATTGCCAGCAGCAATATAAGTCCCACCACCATAAATTGAAGCATATGGATCACTACTTAAAGTTCTCACAATCCAAGTAATGGTATCAGTAGAAGTAGAAACACTATTACCACTTCTATTAGATGCTATAAATCTTCCATTGCCATATGCCAATGATGAAACATCGCCAATACCGCCTATACCCAAAGTTCTTGCAATCCAAACAATACCATTTGTAGATACATTAATCACTCTAGAAGCTGCTCCAAGAATATATTGATCATTATCATAAATTATAGAATAAATTTGTCCCGTTGTTCCAGCAGTTCTTAGTTGCCAAACAATGGCATCCGTAGAAGCAATTAGAGCACCAGAGGCGCCAACACCATAAAAAAATCCACCTTGATATGACAAAGAAGGTCCAGAAAAAGTACTTCCAATTTGATTTGCAGTTCCAGATGATCTAAATGTCCAGTTGATTGAATCAGTAGAACTTCTTAATCCAGAGTTTCCATCAATCACATAAACACCATTACCATAAACTACCCCCAAAATTACACTAGCACCATAAGAAGAAGTTCTCAAAACCCAAACAATACTATCGGTAGAGAATCCCAAGCGGCCACCATCACCACCATAAATGTAATTTGATCCATCATAATAAGTCGTATAAAGAACAATACCACCGGTATTGGCAGTTCTTAATCTCCAAAAACTTCCGCCAAGAGCATTCGAACTTCCACCATTTCCACCATAACCATAAGAAAGTCCAGTAATGTTTGTTGCACTTGTACCATTCATATTTCTCTGATCTAATGTGGAAGATACAGTATTTCCATAATAGTTAATTGTACCTCCCAAAGATCCATAAGATCCATAAAAATTTGAACTATTTGTGTTAGAGTTAGAAACTGCTCCACCACCACCACCAGTAGTTTGAAAAGATGAAGTTGCAGTTGTTGCATTTGATGGTACTTGAAGTGCCTCAAAAATACCACCATTACCACCAGCAGTTCCAGCAGATGCTTGAAGATAATTTGATGATGCCGTTATTGTACCTCCTGCCCCACCAGGAAGTGATTGAGTTGAAGAGTTATATACATTAGTTCCAGCACTTCCACCATTTGCAGTTATAGAAAAGTTTCCTCCAGGTCCTGCCCAAGATACTACACTCGAATCTCCAGATGCTCCATATACACCACCTTTTCCAACTTTAACGGTTAATGTAGTGCCACTAATATATGCTTTTGAAATATTCCAAGATGCCGCTGCTCCTCCACCTCCACCACTTCCAGCAAATCCAGTAGGAGGTAAAGCAGCACCAATATATCCAGAATCACCACCGACAACAAAAGTATTATTGCCATATACCACTCCTTTCCAACCACTACCAAAAGCACCTGGTGAAGTTCTGAATGACCAAGTAACAGTATCAGTAGAAAAGAATATAAATCCAGCACCACCAACAGCATAATAAGTATTATTCGCAAAAGTTGTTGCATATAAAGATTGTAAATAACTTACACTAGTTCTTGCAGTCCAAGTAACTGCATCTGTAGAAACAATTATATCGGCAGATGTACCAGTAGCAAAATAAAGACCATTTCCATAAGATACACTAATATAAAAATTATTATTAACTCCAGTTCTAATTACCCAAGTAATACTATCTGTAGAAGTTTGAAATCTTCCAGAACCACCACTAGTAACATATTGATCTCCAGCATAAAGAATTCTATATATTGCATTTCCGGTAGGATATCCAGAAGTTCTTAAGGACCAGGTAATGCCATTTGTAGAAGCAAAAATACGAGCATCATTATCTAAACCAAGAACATAAATGCCATTATTAAATTCTAAAGCATTAAGTCTAGCAGTACTGGCACCTGTTGTTTGCATTGTCCAAGTGATACTATCAGTAGAGGTAATTAATTTTCCAGCATTACCACATACAACATAAAGATTTCCACTATACACGATAGAACCAATTGCAGTTGCACCAAATCCACTTGTTCTCGTAATCCAAGTAATTGCATCAGTAGAAGCAAGAACTGCTCCACCATCAGTTCCTGCATAAAATACATTGTTCGCATATATCATTCCTGGACCCTGATAATACCCTGAAATACTATTAGAATGACTAGAAGTTCTTAAAAACCATTGCCCAGCACCAGTGTTCACATAAGAAGATGCATCTCTAGTTCCTGATGCTCCACTCCCTCCAGCACCCGTTGCTTCTATGAACAGTTGTTTTGCTTGAGACGGTACATTAAAGGTATACGTTCCAGCAGCAATATATTCTTGATATGATCCTACTGGTTGCCAAGATGAAGTATTGCCATTAGTGGTTAAAAAGTTATTATCTTGATTTGTTATTGGTGGACCAGATGCAGAAATATCCACATATTGCTTATTTACGGCATCAGACGCATTAGATACCGAATCAATACCAGTAACTTGAGTAGAACCTACACCGACTGGCATATCAACTTCCCTCTAGTTTTTCTTTCAGTTTTTGTATTTCTATATTTTGTTCCTTGATTGCTTCAATTAATAGGGCAATAAGATTTGCATAAGCAACAGATTTTTTTTCATAATCTGGTGCGGGTCCTTTGGGATATACAATCTCAGGTACAATTTTTTCAACTTCCTGTGCGATTAAACCGATTTGATGTTCTCCATTGTCTATGCGGTCATATTCAACCCCTCTCAGTGCCAATACCTTTTCAAGAGCATTTTCAAGAGGTTTAATATTTTTTTTAAGTCTTTCGTCAGAGTTTGCAGTAACTGTTCCAGAAACAACAATGTTTCCTGCTGTTGTATTATTTGCAACTCCAACTCCAAGTCCACCAGAAATATAAGCACTACCAGTTACTTGAAGTGGTTGAGATGCTGTTCCTGTAGATGTTGCAGTTCCCACTAATATTGGTCCAGAAGTAACTTGAAGTTTATTATCAACAGTTGCATCACCATAGATTCTTGTACCAGATTTAAGTTTTGCCATTATGCCTGCGCCTCCGTCCAAGAAAGTCTTGTTGCAACGTTTGTCGCAGTTGCTGACAAATTAGTTGCAACAATTGTAAGTGTATCAGGACCATCTGGATAAATTCCTATTCCACTTGTTGCCCCACCACCACCAAGAATACAATTACCTAAGTCTCGAACCTGGGTAAGATCAATGGAATTTGCTCCAGATCCAACGAAGAAACCAGCAGTAACCTCACCACCAATTACCTGAACTCCAGTTGCTCCACCAACAGATGCATAATCAGCAATTTGTGCCAGACTTGAATTTTGAATATTAGCGACATTACCAACAGCATTTGTCCAATTTGTTGCAGTACTTGGAGTTGTATTCAAAAATGCTCTTACAAGAATGTTAGAGTTTGCCGTAAGTGAAGTAAGATCGAGAGCAACAAGTTTTAACTGCATTCTATTAATTAATTCTCTTGTCCCAAATGATGCTGCAACACCATTATCAACTGATGGGGCAACACGAATTGCAATTAGTGCTCTTGTTGAACCAGTAGCTCCCGTTGCAGCAAGAGTAGTAATACCAACTTGCCCATAGGTAAAGATCAAGGATTTATCATCATCAAATCGTCCATCCATAATCACACTTGTTCCCCAGTGAGAGATAGAAGGGCCATATGTTGGGAATGCAAGTTCAATGGCCGTTGGGTCAGTTGCTGAATAAGTAAATGTTTGCCCAACAGTTGCACCCATTGGAGCGATTGTTACTGTTGGATTTAATGCTGTTGATGCCTGACTTAAATAAATAGTACCAATTCCAAGAGCACTGACATAAGTACTTTCAGGAAAACCACCAATAACTCTTTGACCTACTTGTAAATTTGTAGTTGATCCAGTTGCTATATTTGATCCCAATGGAACTGTAAGAGAAAGAGAAGCATTACCTGGTTTTCCTCTTGTTAATCCAATAAATGTAGTTGTTCCAATACCAGTATAATTTACATACTCATAAGTATTTGCATTTCTTATAACCACTGTTCCTGCACTAGGGAACCCTAATGTACTTGCAACACTTACCAAAGTATCTCCAGAGTTTAAAGTTGATGTTAGATATGTAGTTGCAGGAACACTTATAGACTCATACCTTGCTGGCAAATTTCCAGTTCTCAAATATGCTTCGGTATTTACATTATTATTGACCTGTTTGTGACAATAAATTACATTACCATCAGCACCTCTAAATCCCCAACGAACAAATCCAGCACCATACCAAGAATAATCCAAGTAAAACATCTGCATCTTGGATAAATCAAGATTATAACCAGAAGGACCAGTACCATCACACTTGTCAAGGTTCCATTGTGACTGTGGAATTTTTGTTTCTATAGTCTCCGAAATAATCACGAAGTCAGCAGTTGCTCCTCTATATGAAGGAGAAATCGTCATACTTGTATCACTTGCAATATCAACAACACGATATGACTGTCCACGAAGAACAATAAAATCACCAATATTTAATTGTTTTGAAAATCTAGTTGGAAATGTTTCATTTGTCTGTACTACAGCATTATTTCCACTTACAACACTCACTCTTCCCGAAAGTTGGAAAGTAGAGTTTCTACGAACTGTATAAAGTGTTTGACCATCAAATTCAAAAAAGATTCCATTTTGAGAATCAAATGCACCAAGACGATTAAAGCACCCATACCATCCAGATATATTACAAATATATGTACCAGAAGCAATTGTTGCAGACGGTGTTGTTAATGGAGTATATTGAAAAGTATTATAACCAGTAACGGAAGTTATATTATAAGATCCATTATATCCAGTTTCATTTGCACCAGAAATTGTAATTGTGGTTCCTGGAGTTGATGCTTGAATATTATGTTGTTCTTTAGTTTGAACCGTAACAAGATTCGTTGCGGGATTATATGTTAACGAATCAATTTGAAGATTTGGTTTAAGAGAAGTACCAGAACTAACTTGTATACCTTTGCCAGACTGATAACGAAAATATCTTCTTGTTTGACGAGTTGCTGATTCAAAGTTTGAAGATGCATTATTTGAAAAAATAACTCCACCATCAAAAGGGCGATGTAAAAATTGACCTTGCGGTCTTACATAAATTAAACCACCAGTTGGAACTGCTGATGGGGTATTATTTGCATAATAAACAAATTGAGTTGAACTATTAATTGTTGTAACAACGAACGAACCATTTGCAACAGTTTCAGTTGTACCAATTACTGCAATCTGATTTCCAATTGCAAGACCATGAGGAACTGTTGTATTTACCGTAATTTCTGTTCCAGAAGTCCAAGCAAATGAAGGAGTACTCCCAATTGCAGCACTAGTATAAACAATACCATTATTAATTACTGTTTTATTCGGATCAAAAATATTTGTTACTGTTCCAGTATTTGTTGCTCTTGCCGTATAAGTAAAAATTGTATTGCCAACTCCACTATTTGTTTCTACAATGAAGTTACCATTTGCAATATTTAAATAACAATCCTGAACCGAAATTGCAGTTCCTATGCCAGGTGCTGCACCCTGCAATCCAACAGTAACAGTTCTTGAGTTTGTTGGAATATTAATAGAACTAATTGTTGCAATACCAATTGCAGAAGGAAATGAGAATGGACGATTATTAATCATCGCCAAGTTTTCCCACTTCGTAATTTGAGTACCATACTCAAAGTCAGTATCAATCAGTGCTTGTGCTTGAGATGTTCTAAATTTATTTACAGGATCAGTATAAATTTCTGATGGAGTAAACTTTTCATCGTACTCATCTACAATAATTTGAAGTTTATCTGTACTACTCATTGCGGCAGTACTATAATTCAATACGATTGTGGTTGTAGTTGTATTACCACCACCAGAAGTTAATACTGTATAAGCATTTGCTTTTAGATTCGAATCAGAAAAATTATAGATTACTGTGTTCGTCGTCACATTGGTAATCAATATCAATCGTTCCCTCTGTATAGCACGAGGAATGACTATGGTATTTGTGGAAGGTGTAAATGTATATCCCGTTTCCAGTATTGCCTTTCTTGCCATAATTAATGAATACCTTTGTTATATTTATCAGTTATGTAAAAGATGTGATTTCATCAATTTCAGTATATACAATCACAGATTTATCAGTATTTTGTCTCATATAAGTTCCTGTTCCAGATCCATAAGAAACTCCAGCAAATTCATCACCAATAATGTCGTATGGTTTAAAAACATTAGCAGTTAATGTTGTAACTCCTATATTTTCAGAAAACTCTGAAGAATAGTATGTTCCAACAGATCCAGCAGATGCGGCAATTCCATTATCATTTGAAGTTGTATCATCAAACTCATTCACGAGCATTGATGCATATTGATCTAATCTTCCTACAATTGACATATTATCCTGCTACAAAATCTAAACTATTTGTAGTTGAGTTATATTGTATATAGAAGTTCGTGCTAGAAGAAGTTCCACCAAATCTTACTTTATTATCAGATTGAACGCGAACATCTCCACCAACATCAGCAGAAAATTGTGGAAATGTAACTCCAATACCAAGTCTCCCACTTGAGGGTACAAATGTTAGATTGGTTTGAGTGATTCCAATTGAAGTTGCACTCGTATTTGTAACAAATCCAATATATTGTGGAGTATTTGAATTTGATTCAGAAATAGTTAAAGAAGATGATCCTCCTCCACCACCAGAAACACCCTGAACACCTTGGCCAGCAAATAATCCAGAAAGACCTTGAATTCCAAGATTACCTTGAAGACCTTGAGTTGCTTGAGTACCTTGAGCACCTTGGCCAGCAAAAAGACCAGGAACACCTTGAGTACCTTGAAGTCCTTGAAGTCCCTGAACACCCTGTCCAGCAAATTGTCCAGCAAGACCTTGACGTCCTTGAAGACCTTGAAGACCTTGAGAACCTACACCTTGAACACCCTGAGTACCTTGAAAATTGCCTGGAAGACCTGCAATTCCTTGAATGCCTTGAAAAGATCCTCCAAGTAAACTGGATAAAAGCACAGTTTTAACTTACTATTTTAAATATTTATTCTTTCAATTAATAAAATTATAAAACAACATCTATATTCTAGTCACAATCAAATATCCATCTCCAGTATTATATCCAATTACACTAATTGTAGATTGAGAATAACTTCCCCCACCACCAGCAGTAATAGTACCTGTGCTTTCTCCACTACCTCCACCGCCAGAATATCCACCACCACCTCCACCACCTCCAGCGTTTCCATGAGTTCCTCCACCACCACCAAAACCCCCATATGCAGTATTAGTACCACCAGAATTTCCACCTTGCCCACCATTTACAAAAGCAAATCCCAATCCACTAGTATTACTGGCAGCATTTGTACCGTCAGTCAGTAAACCTCCTCCACCTCCACCCCATCTAGATCCACTCCCACCTACTGCACCAGTTCCACCATTTCCAGAAGTTCCACCAGTACCATATCCTTCACTACTATTAGATCCAGATGTTCCAGATTGCCCATCACTTCCAGAATAAAGTGTTGCTGAGTTAGTGGTAGCACCTCCTCCTCCACCAGCAACTATAATGGGACTATTTCCAGTGGTTGTCATAAAAGTTCCACCACCACCACCACCAGAACTAGTTACATATACAGATCCTTTTTGTCCAACCAATATTTTATATTGTTGCCCCGCCACTAAGGATATGGTAGATTCAATAACAATTCCCCTACAATAAGTAGCAAAATTTCCATTTTGTCCAGCAGCACCAGCAGCACGAATCGTGTAGTTTCCAGTAGCAGGTGCAGTCCAATTTTGTATTCCAGATGAAACGGAAAAATAAGTTGAATACCAAGATTGTGATGTGTAACTTGAGACTGCTGCAAATGAAGTTGGTCCATTTCTTCCAGTTGCACCACCAGTTGTAAAGGTAAATGTAGTGAAGTTATAAATACCTCCACCACTATTATCATTAGTTCCACCACCAGTCCATTTAGTTCTATCAAAAGGTACTGAATATCCATCCAATACTTTGCCAGGAACAAACCCGCCGCTAGAAGTTTTACTTGTAGTTCTGACTGCCATATGAAAAACCTATAAAGTTTAATTAAAGACCAAATCTTCCCTTTTTATCATTAAAATTTTGCAATACTTCTACCGAAGAAAGTCCTCGGTTATAAACTTGCACCACACCAATATTACCAATATAATATCCATCACCACCATTTACCCATGTATTTCTATATGCCCCGATTCTCCAATATCCACTAGAGTTTTCAGCATTAGATGCAGTATTTGTTGCAATCGATACTCCATTGACATACAATCTTACGGTAGTTCCTTCTCCACCATAAGTTCCCGCAACATGATACCAGTTATTATCATTATATGTTAATGGCGAAATTGCAGATTTAACTGCCCCATCATAAACACCAAAATATAGTTTCCCATCAGTACCTATGTAAATCTGCCTATCATGTGCATCAGCAGTAGTTCCTATTCGAGCAGATTGAAACCCAATTATTTTTTTACCATTAGCAGCGGCAGTTTTAAACCAAGCACTAATAGTAAAAGATTGGGGATTTGTATATAGTGTTGTTGTATAAAGATACTGACTGAAACTATCAATAAAAACTACAGAACCTCCATTTTCAGTACTATAATCAGGTGCAGTTCCAGTAAATGCAAGAGTTCCAGTATTACTAGTACCACTTAAATCAGTCACAGTAGTTCCAGATCCTGGCCAGGAACTAGTATTACCAAAATCATAATGTATGATCAATCCACTAGTTACTCCACCAGATTCAATCGTAGTTCCACCACCAGTTCTTTTGGTAGATCCAAATTTTGCTCCTTTAATAGATCCAATAATTCTTGTACTCTTTATTGACATAATGAATCAACCATTAAATATCAGTATCACCGATAATCTGATAGTTTATCGCACTTCCAATACCTGCCCCACCAACAGAAAGACTTGGTTGAGTAACCTCCACAACAATCTTTTCTTGATTTACAAGAACAAGAGGATAATTCGTTTCAAAGAAATACGTTTCATTTGTTCCAAGATCAACTCTCGCCAATCGAAAGGAAGTTACTCCAACACCAGAAACTGCAACTGTACTTGGATAAACATAAATTGACGAAGTTGCAGTATTAAGACCAGTATTATGCATAATAATACTTCTCAAATAAGTAGTAGAAGCAATGCCAACACCACCTGCAGTTGGAGTAGTTCCTACAGTAAAAATGCCAACCGTAGCAATTCCAGTTACTGATTGAATACTTAATAATTTAGTTCTTCTAAGTGCCATTATCTTTTTTTAAATATTTATGAGAAAAGTGCAGCGTCAAGTTCATTTATAGTACCAGTACCTCCTCCCGATCCTGTAGGTCCTGTAGGTCCTGTAGGTCCTGTAGGTCCTTGTGGACCTAATGAACTGAATACTTGCCAGGTTGTTCCATCATATATTAAATCTACAATTGTTAATCCCAAATCTAATGTTAGATCTTCAGACAATCCTTCAATTGTACTACCATTTCTTGCAACTGTTAGGTTATACGTTACCCAATTTGCACCATCAGATATACGGACAATATTTCCAGTTGATGGAGTTGCTGGAAGAGTAATTGTAAATGCTCCACCAGAAGTATTTGCAATAATTTGATCCCCAGTTGTTGCAGTATAGTTTGCTGTTTTATAAATCCAACTTGATAATCCTCCTCCTCCGCCACCACCAGATCCTGCTGGACCTTGAATTCCTATGAGACCTTGAAGACCTTGAGAACCAACACCTTGAAGACCTTGAAGACCTTGTGATCCAACACCTTGAAGACCTTGGGATCCTTGAGTACCAGTAGATCCAATACCAACAGTTCCCTGAAGACCTTGTGATCCATCACCTTGTAATCCTTGAGAACCTTGTGAACCAACACCTTGAAGACCTTGAAGGCCTTGAGTACCAGTGGATCCAATACCAATAGTTCCCTGAAGACCTTGTGATCCAACACCTTGAAGACCTTGGTTTCCTTGAAGACCTTGAAGACCTTGAAGACCTTGAAGACCTTGAAGACCTTGAGATCCTTGAGAACCAGTAGATCCAATACCAATGACTCCTTGAAGACCTTGAGTACCTTGAGTACCTTGATTTCCTTGAGTACCTTGATTTCCTTGAGTACCCTGAGATCCTTGAGTACCAGTAGATCCGATACCAATGGTTCCTTGAACTCCTTGAAGGCCTTGAGAACCTTGTGATCCAATACCTTGAAGACCTTGTAATCCTTGAGAACCTTGAGTACCAGTAGATCCGATACCAATAGTACCTTGAAGACCTTGTAATCCTTGAGAACCTTGAAGACCTTGTAATCCTTGAGAACCTTGTGATCCAATAGTTCCTTGAACTCCTTGAAGGCCTTGAGAACCAATAGTTCCTTGAAGACCTTGAGATCCTTGTGATCCAACACCTTGAAGACCTTGGTTTCCTTGAGCACCTTGCAAACCAGCACCAAAAGGAGTAGTCCAAGAAACTCCAGCACCAGTAGAAACTAAGATTGAATTAGCGGCGCCTACATTATTGTAAACATCATAAAGACCAGAACGAAGTCTTATATTCCCACCAACATCTAATGTAGTATCAGTAACTTGCATCCCACCGACAGCAAGTCTTACTCCATTAGGAATTTGATCAGTGCCAATACCCACTCCATAATTAAATAACCAAGCATCAGTATTCAGTCCAGTAAAGGAACCAGACTTCAACCACATAATTTGCTTATATGTTCTTGGAATATTATCAGTACCAAAACCAACATCAATATCAAATAATGGACTTCCTTCAGTTGACGCAATAGCAATACCACCATGATTTGCAGTGGTATCAGTTGAAACATCTTGGTTTAATGTATTTGTAGTAATACCAAGGACAATATTTTTGTCCTTAATTTTAACTTCATTAACAGCAAGGAATGCTGTTGTACCTCCAATAGTAATATTTCCACCAATATAAAGATTGGATCCATCAAAAGTAAAGTTATTGGATCCAGTTGGATTATTGGAACCATCCTTATAGACGACTTGATTAGCACTACCTGCTACTGGGCCAGAAACACCTTGTGTTCCCTGAGTACCCTGGAGTCCTTGAGTACCTTGGGATCCTTGGGATCCTTGGGATCCAGTAGATCCAATGCCAATAGTTCCTTGAAGACCTTGCGATCCTTGAGTACCTTGAAGACCTTGAAGACCTTGAAGACCTTGCGATCCTTGAGATCCTTGAAGACCTTGAGATCCTGTTGAACCAATACCAATAGTACCTTGAAGACCTTGTAATCCTTGAAGACCCTGAAGACCTTGAGATCCAACACCCTGAAGACCCTGAAGACCTTGGAGTCCTTGAGATCCAGTAGATCCAATGCCAATAGTTCCTTGAAGACCCTGAAGACCTTGAGTACCTTGAAGACCTTGGAGTCCTTGAGATCCTTGAGATCCTTGAGATCCAGTAGATCCAATGCCAATAGTTCCTTGAAGACCCTGAAGACCCTGAAGACCTTGGAGTCCTTGAGATCCAGTAGATCCAATGCCAATAGTTCCTTGAAGACCCTGAAGACCTTGAGTACCCTGCGATCCTTGAGAACCAGTAGATCCAATGCCAATAGTTCCTTGAAGACCTTGGATTCCTTGAAGACCTTGAGTACCCTGGGATCCTTGAGATCCAATACCCTGAAGACCTTGTGATCCTTGAGTACCAGTAGATCCAATACCAATAATACCTTGAGTTCCTTGAGAACCTACAATAATATTTGGCACCAATTCCCATCCTTGGCCATTCCACTTCCAAGTTTTCGTTCCTATAGAAGTAGTAAGACCTATTGTTGGACTGATTGGAAAATCAAGTGCCATGTTTATATCTCTTTAAAAGTTATTTATTTTATGTTTGGTTATCATACTAAAGTTATCCCCATTTAGTTCTAAGACTACTTATAACTGATGCCCTTTCTGTTGAGTCCATAGATCTATTATAAAATGCAAATTCACATGCAACTAATGCTGGATAAGTAGTATTGCCACTATAATCTACAGGTCTAATTTGAAAATATCTATTTGCATCTACTTGTGTAGAATAAGTTATTCCAGAAATTGTACCTGAAGAAGTATTCGCAGAACCTAGACTAGTATTATATGAAACGTTATATACGCTTCCAGTAACTGTAACAACATCATAATGAACAAAAGATGTTGATCCCCTATTACTACCACTAGTAATAGATACAGCCTTTGATGCGGCAGCATAATTAAAAACATCAAGTTCATCATTAGAAGAATTGACCCAATAAGTTCCATGATTAAAATCATAACTATAACCAGCCAAATACCACCTATACATTCTAGTATAATTTGAAATTGTTGTTGTGTGTTTCCAAACAGAAATCCAAGTATAAGAATCTGATGCTCCTATATTTGGAAAAGCATTTCCATCAGAATTTAAAAATGCTCCTTGATTTTGAGTACCAGTATTCGATGCTAAAGACAAACATTTTATTCCATTTTGAGTACTAATTGTAGTTGAAAAAGTACCAGTACCAGATCTTTTATGATAAAGTTGTGGAGTTGTGGATGATCCTCCAATAGAATTTCCAGCTGCTGAGGTAATTGCAGTACCATCCGTAGTATAAGTAGTTCCAACAGCATCTGCTAATACAGAAAAATCCCAATGAGAATATAAACTATTTGTTGGTATTACTCCAGAATATGATGCAGATGATACTTTTTTCCTACTATTAAATCCAAATCCAGAACTAATCCTATTGACAATTGGAGACATTATCTAAATCCCCCATTCACAATACCAAGAACAATATAATTTGCAGCAGTACTTGCAGAACCTACGGTATTAATTCCAGTAAAATTATAGATATCATATCCTCTAGTTGTTGTAACACCAGTGGTTGCAGATGCTAAAGAACCCCCAGACCAAAATATTGTTTCAGGAACACCATTCAAATTAACTGCAGTACAACTTCTTGCAGTTCCAGTTTGAGTTACAATTACACTAAATGTAATCACATGATTATCAAAAGAACTGTCTGTTGGAATACCAGTTACATTCAGTGTAATATTACCACTCGGATTGGTACATAATCCAGTATTTGCACTATTCGAACTGTAAGTAATGGATACATTATTTCCATCTGTTCTTATAAGTTTTTCTGCAACATTTTGAATTCTTATTTCAGAAACTGTTGCTACACCAGATACTGAAAGTTGAGTAACTGATGCAATACCACCTATAACATTAGTAGATACTCCTGCTGCTGTAGCATACGTGGCAATACCAGCATTATTAGAATAACCAGTATTTATTTGTTGAGGTGTTGGACCAAATTCAACCCATTGAGAACTGTTTCCATCATTATAATAAAAATAAGTGATGCCATCATCTTCGTCTACCCAATAATCTCCGACAGATGCAGATCCTGGTGGCGTAGATTGGCGATAAACCGTAAAGTTACCAACAAGTCCTTGAAGACCTTGCAATCCTTGAGAACCTTGAAGACCTTGCAATCCTTGAGAACCGAATGCACCCTGAAGACCTTGAGCACCAGTGGATCCAATACCAATGGTTCCTTGAAGACCTTGGAGTCCTTGAGCACCAGTGGATCCAATACCAATAATACCTTGAAGACCTTGGAGTCCTTGAAGACCTTGTGATCCTTGAGAACCGAATGCACCCTGAAGACCTTGAGCACCAGTGGATCCAATACCAATAGTTCCTTGAAGACCTTGAGTACCTTGAAGACCTTGAGTACCTTGAAGACCAGTAGATCCAATACCAATAGTTCCTTGAAGACCCTGAAGTCCTTGAGAACCAGTAGATCCAATACCAATAGTTCCTTGAAGACCTTGAAGGCCCTGTAATCCCTGAGTTCCTTGAGATCCTTGAGCACCTTGAGATCCTGTTGAACCAATACCAATAGTACCTTGAAGACCTTGTAATCCTTGAAGACCTTGCGATCCTTGAGATCCCAATACACCTTGAAGACCTTGAAGGCCTTGAGCACCAGTGGATCCAATACCAATAATACCTTGAAGTCCTTGAAGACCTTGGAGTCCTTGAAGACCTTGTGATCCTTGAGAACCAGTAGATCCAATACCAATAGTTCCTTGAGTACCTTGTAATCCTTGAGTTCCTTGGAATCCTTGAGAACCTATCGATCCTTGAAGACCTTGAATTCCTTGAGAACCTTGAGAACCAGTAGATCCAATACCAATAATACCTTGAAGACCCTGAAGTCCTTGAAGTCCTTGATTACCTTGAGTACCTTGATTACTTAAACCCTGAATTCCTTGAGTTCCCTGCGGTCCCCTAACAGATCCAACATTAGACCATGATGATCCATTATATACCCATAAATTACCAGTATTACTATCAATAACACCATCACCAGAAACAGCAGAAGGAAATCCACTATTAAGTTGACTTTGCTCACTTCCTGGTGTTAATGGTAAAGATCCTTTAATAGTAACCGAAGTACCATCTGATCCACGTTGACCTATTGCGCCTTGAGATCCAAATATTCCTTGCGTTCCCTGAATTCCTTGAGCACCAGTGGATCCAATACCAATAATACCTTGAAGACCTTGGAGTCCTTGAAGACCTTGGAGTCCTTGAGCACCAGTGGATCCAATACCAATAATACCTTGAAGTCCTTGGAGTCCTTGAAGTCCTTGAAGTCCTTGGAGTCCTTGGAGTCCTTGAAGACCTTGGAGTCCTTGAGCACCAGTGGATCCAATGCCAATGGTTCCTTGAAGTCCTTGTAATCCTTGAGAACCTTGAAGACCTTGTAATCCTTGAGAACCTTGAGCACCAGTAGATCCAATACCAATAGTACCTTGAAGACCTTGTAATCCTTGAGAACCTTGAAGACCTTGTAATCCTTGAGAACCTTGAGCACCAGTAGATCCAATACCAATAGTTCCTTGAGTACCTTGAGTACCTTGAGCACCTTGAGTACCAGTAGATCCAATACCAATAGTTCCTTGAGTACCTTGGAGTCCTTGAAGACCTTGAGTACCTTGAGCACCTTGAGTACCAGTAGATCCGATACCAATGGTTCCTTGAACTCCTTGAGTTCCTTGAGCACCTTGAGTTCCTTGAGCACCAGTAGATCCAATACCAATGGTTCCTTGAACTCCTTGAAGTCCTTGACGACCTTGAGTTCCTTGAGCACCTTGTGATCCAATAGTTCCTTGAACTCCTTGAAGACCTTGAGAACCAATAGTTCCTTGAAGTCCTTGAGCACCTTGGGCGCCAGTAGATCCAATACCAGAAGTTGTTGAAAATGTTATTTTTTTCGGATCAGTTGCTTTTGTTGTAATTGCAATTCCAGGTCCAGCAACAATCTCAACAGTATCCTCAGCAACCGCAACGAGAGGATCTTGCCCAGCAACATTCCAAGTTTTAAAACTACTACCCAACTGAACAAAAACTTCATTATTGCCAAGACTTGTTACGGCAAATCCAGTATTTCTATCAAATCTTATTGCACTTACATTCGTTACAGCATCTGTACTATTAATCCCAGCGTAACCAGATCTTGTGCTAACAGTAAGTGATGACCCAACCCCAGTTAATTTTGATCCATCACCATAAAAACTAAATGCACTTACAATTCCAGTATTACCATAAATTGTAACACCAGTACCAACATTTAAAACATTTGTTGTGCCATTGAGAGTGATGCTCGAAGATCCAACAGTTAAAATACCAGAAATTCTTGCGTTTCCAGTAACATCTAATTTTGATTTTGGTAATGTAGAACCTATACCAACATTTCCACTTAAATTAATTCTTATAGCATCATTCTGTCCATTCGCACCTAGACCAAGTTGAACAGAAGATTCTGCACGAACATTGGATACTAAGTTCGAATGAGAGATAACAATATCACCTTGACCACCTTTTACAAATCTTATATTTCCACCGTCAACTTCAAAAACATATTGTTCTGCAGGAGAAAGGACCCCAATACCAACTTGTCCAGAATTAAGAACAGTAAATGCATTGGCATCATTACGAGATCCATGCTCAACAAGAAAAGCAGGACCAGTTCCAAGTTGTGTTACACGAAGAAGTTCTGTAGTTGTTGCCCCCTCAAAAATAACATCGCCAGAAACATTAAGAAACGCTGGAGTAAGTGTGGTTCCAATTCCAACACCATTATTTGTAAATCTAACCTTTTCGTTAGATGCTAATGTTCCACCAGAGAATAATGAAAGATATGAAGTACTTTTTCCAACACCAAGAGATAGATTTCCATCAGATGCATACAAATAACCATCAGTTGGTCCATTAATAGTCCAAATATCAGTACCAAATCCAGTATTATTAATACCAAGATCTAAGAAGTTTAGTGTATCAGTTCCATTATCTGCAGTTAAAATAAGATCAGAAGATGCATTAGATCCAGAAGAAGTATTTCTGATGTTAACTTGGGCATAAGAATTTACATTTGAACTAAAATCTGCAAGTGCATTTACCAGTCCAGAAGTAGAAGAAGTATTATTTGCGACGGAGAGTTTATATGGGGGATTTGTGATGCCTATACCAGTATTACCTTGGATATAAGCACTACTATTGACTTGAAGTTTTTGATTTGCTGTTCCTGTTGAATACCCGCCACCAACGATAACATTTCCATCAGAATCAATTTGCATTCTTGAAGAAGCACTTTCATCA